TGAAGTTCTCCTACATTCCATGCACTTACCATTAATCTTCTACTATCTGGATTCTCTTTAAGGTTATTGATAAGAACTTTTATTTGGTCTACCCATTGGTTGTTATAACCAGATTCTACTGTCCAATCTCTCCATTGATGACCATATATTGGCCCTAACTCACCCCAATCTCTAGCAAAAGCATCATTAGTCTTAATTAACTCTATAAATTGTTCTTGAGTATATCGAGGACCGTGCCAACCGGGAACAAATTGTTTTGCGTAGTTCTTGTAAGCATCACCATTCCAAATGTTACAACCATTATCTACCAAATACTTGATGTTAGTATCTCCCTTTAAGAACCATTTAAGTTCAGTCATTACAGATTTAATTGCCATCTTCTTTGTAGTAAGAAGAGGAAAACCTTCGTTCATATTGTGAACTATCTGTTTTCCAAATACTGAAAGAGTACCTGTTCCAGTTCTGTCTGATTTCTCAACTCCATTATCTAAGATATCTTGGAGGAGTGATTGGTATTGTTTATCTAAATTATTCATTATATTATTTTGGTTTTGATTGGAAATTTTAATCGGGTTTCTACTATTGTTATCTTACATAGTTCACATTTTCCACATGGTTTATTATTTGGAAGAGGATTCCAACAACTCCAAGTTTCATACAAAAATGAATCGTATTTATTTTTTATTGCCTTATTTAACAAATCATGTTTAGTATAATTTAAAAGAGGTGTTCTAAAATTTAAATTTTTTTTAAAAAAAATTATATCATTTTCAGATTCAATATCATCTTTCTGATATCCAACAACCGCATCTAAATTATTATCTTTACATATTTGATGAAAATATAAAAGTTGATTTACTTCTCTACTAAATACTTTTTTATTAAATGCATCTTTACCAATCTGAATAGTATCACTATCGAGAATTACATCGGTAAATACAATTTCATTTAACAGATTATTTGATAAAGATGGGTATGTATTTTTAAACTTGTAGTAAAAATTATTTCTAGCTATCTCTTCATGATAATTAGAGATACGAGTCATACCTTCACCATCTATATATGGGGATTTTACAATAAGTGGTTGAACTTTTATTTTTTTTAAAAGTAAACACTCCAATAAATATGATGTAGTATCAAATCCTCCTGAGTAAAATACAAATTCAACGTCTTTCATTACTTTTTATTTAGTATAAAGATACAAAATTTATTTAAAGTTTCCTAATTAAAGAGTATTATATTACACTTTATCTAATATGTAACTATTATTTCACCAGTATTCCAAGAAGGAATATACCATTTAAATTTATGAGTATCCAACATATCAGTAATTCTAGTTGTCATTTTATATGAATTACCTGTGATTATTCGACATTCAAATAATTCATTCTGAGATTGTAATAATACGAAGTTTTCGGCATTAAGTTCTGCTTCTTCGTGAGTTAATCCATGTAAATCAATTTCATTCATCGTACTTATCCAATAATAAATTTGCAACTTCAATTGAAATCATATTTTCATTGTATAATTTCCAAATTAATTTTCTCATAACCTCTTTTTTTTAATACTTTTTTTATGTTTTATATATTCTTCCCTCATGTGGTTTAATAAATCAGCTTCACCTTCATAGTAATAACCTTTATTTTCAATTTCAGTTATCATGTTTCTAACTTGTATAGCAATTTCTAATTCTACTTCAGATTGCCATGGTTCATTTGATAACCATTTATCCATTTCTTTTAAAAACTTGAGTTGTTGTTTTGTTACAAAGGTTGCGTTATTGTACATATATTAGTTTTTTACCAAGATGACTGATAGTAGAAATCATCATTTGTATTTTCTAAATCTAACTTTTCTAAGATTTCAATAGTTTGGTCAATCGTTTGTAAATACCACTCATCGTAATCAGTAGGACCAAAAAAGAATCCACCTTGTGTTGGCAGTAATTCATCCGCCAATTTATTATCCTTTTTAATATATAGACAGATATCTAAAAGTTCTTGTAGTTTACTGGCAGGTACATAAGATTCTTGACATTCATCAACTCCATTTTGAATATTATCTACAAACCATTGGTGAACTGCATTTGCTTTTCTCCAATATCCAACTTGTTCTTCGATGTTGGTAATTTGTTTGGTATTAATACTTTCAACAACTTTACCAGCCTTCTTTACGGTTACTTCGTAATTATCATCACCATTGTGGTCCCAATGTTTCACATAGGTTTTTTTACTAAGGTACATATCTAATCCCATACTATATTATTTTAAAATTAATTTACATCTATTATACTGACTCTTGTTCATGAATTGTTTATTGTATTCTAAGAATGAACCATATTTAGAAACCATCTCAACCATTCTTGAGTAATCAGGGTTGTTAAGGTTTTCTTTGTACAGATTGTACTCATTTAACCAATATTCAACAGAACCCCACTTTGGTCTATTCTCAACGAAGATATAAGATGGGAAATACTTTAAAGGAGTTCCATTCTTAGTTTCAACTTTATCTTCTCTATATTCGTAGATATCGTACATACCATCGAACTTACCAGCCTGTAAAGAGTTGGCGAATGATTTAACATCTTGTTCAATTTTATCTGAAACTGAACTACCATCGTGGTTAGAGATGTTGATACGAGTAGAAGAACCACCACTATAAACATCAGAAGTAGCCCATACTTTGATTGATGGGTGATTTTTCTTTACATATTGTTTGATAACTGAAGCAGTGTGTTTTGCTCCCATGTAGATATAATTACCACCATCGTACGAATCTTTTTGAAGAGCGTTAGCTGGTAAAAGGAATTCTTGATTTAAGTAGTTGATTTTGATTTTTTTAGTAGCCATAATTTTAGGGTTTTAAGGTTTAATTTTTATTTGTCTCTCAATCTTTATTACATAGTAAATATACGAAATAATGTTTGATTTACCAAATTTGAAATGTTAAAATTTTGTTAAAGTTTTAAACACCATTTTCCATTCGTTGAACTCGTTCGTGGTGGTCAGCCTCTGAATAAGGAACTACTGATAACCCTGGAGTAAACTTAGTCATGTATTTACCACTATTGGTATAGTTACCGATTACAGTATCGATGAAATCTTTTAGAAGGTAAGTTCCATCAGAAAACCCAAATCCATGTCCTTCATCCCAATCAGAACTCCATTCTTCTACGATTTCAAGTGAAGTTTCTAACAAATCCCATTGTGGAATTTCTTCTTCTTTAACCATTTCACTAAAACCACTAATATGGGCTTTGGCTTTGAAAACTAAATCTTGAGGGTTTACTAAGTAATTCATAATATAAAGGGTTTAATTGTTAATCATTTACATAGTAAATATACGAAAAAAAGTTGGTATATCCAAGTGATTTACCAACTTTTTATGTTAAAGTTTTGTTAAAATTTTGTTAAAGTTTCCAATGTTTTTTCTGAAGATTGTAAACATCGATTGGTTCTCTTTTCATATGAGACCCTTGATTGAAGTTTGCACCTTTTTTAAGATACCCTCCTAAAAAGTTTCTTCTCATTCGGTTAGATTTATTTTCATCGGAACCATGAACCGTATGTGAATGTAGTATTACCACCTCACCTTTACGTAAAAATCCTTCAATTCTTTTGAAATCATGCCCTTCAGGCATTACACATGGTTTACCTCTTTCATTTCTCCAAAATTTAGGATTGGTTTTTACCCTCTCTTCATCTACTTCAATTGGAAGAGTTGGTAAACGATGTGAACCTTCATAATTCCAAACAGCACCATTTTCTGCATCATGATTATCAAGTGCAAGAGCAGTATTTACAATTTCATTATGATTACATCCAGTATAGAATGCGTTTTGATGCATATCCCTGCCCAATTGACCAGGTGGTTTAAAGTATGCCCAAGTTTGCATCCCTACAAGTTCATCTTCCATTAGGAACTCACATGCTTCTATTACTTTTGGATGTGAGTATAATTTTTCTATTATTTGAGAATTTTTATGTGGATATGCGATTGGGTCCCACTCTCCCCACGTTTCACCATCATCTTTAGTAGTAAGTTGTCTTTCTTGACGAAGTTTTTCTAACTCATCATTAATTTCATCACATTCTTCTTCTGTAAGAAGTTGTAATACAGTCCATCCTCTATACCTCCAATCGAAGGTCATTTGTTGGATTTCTTCATTTGTAAGATATTTGAACATATATAACTTATTTTATTTATATATAAATATATTATTTGTAAAATTGTAATAAATTAGGAAGATATAATTTTAAATTTTTTATACTATTAGATGCCAATTTTATCGAAATTCTATTTGATTCAAGCACCCCTTTATCAACAATACCACCTGTTTTATCATACGTGGGTTTTATTGGTCCTGAAATTCTCCATTTTAACTTAGTACCCACATAAAATGAATTGTTAGAAATAAATCCATATGTGTTAGAAGATATTTCGTATATAGGAGAACTATTATCATTTGCCTTTCTAACAAAATATCTAATAATATATCCTCTACTATAATCAATATCAGTTGGGGTTGGTAGAGATGATTTTATTTTAACCGTACCTGGTAGTAAATCTGGTTTTCTTAATTTTTTATATTGGTCTATAATATTCATACTACACATTCCTCATTTGAGATTCAACACTTGTAATCCAAATATCAGAAACTTCATGTTCAACTTGAGTTATTTGAAATACTCTATTTGCATATTTGGCAGGTAAATCGGTTATTGTAAATATATCACCCACTTTTAATCCACTAACACCATGAATAGTAAAATTAAATTTTATTGGTAATAAGACAGGATTCAAAGAATGTGCATCCTCACCATCCTTTTTAGATTTTTTAAAATCAGATAGTTCAAATTGTTTTAATAATAATGGGTCATCGTATGTACCAACCCACAATACTTTACTAATACCTTGTTGTTCATCGGATGTAAACGCTGCTTCAATATTTGACCAAAAACCAGTATCTGCTCTCATTACATCACTCCTATCAATTCCACGTGGAAATACCCCAGCCTTTGACATAAAGTAATCATAATTAGTATTTCTAATTTCTTCTTTTTCACTAGATTCCCATAATCCGGTACCTTCTCCAATTGTATTGAAACCTATTGATACATTAGTACTAACTGCGTTCCATGCATCTTTAGCGTATTGTTTAGTATCACTCCAATCACCAAAACTTGAATTTTCAGAATCTGTTATAGCTTGTGCAGCAGATGCAGAATCTCTAGCTTTAGCAATATCTTTATCACTATCAGTAAGTAACCTACTAATACTATCAAGTGATTGAGCAATGGGACATGGTTGTGATGAAAATATATTACTATCAAAGTTAATAGGTTGCTTTTCCAAAGAACTACCAGGTGAATCACTTGCATTTGCAGTAGAACCACCATCTGCATTTTTAGATGATGTATCGTTTCTTTGAGCAATTACCATATTTGCAACTTCTTTTGGTATATCCATTGAAAAATCTACCGATAAAAATGGCGTTTTTACTCCTTGCGATTGGAATCGAGTAGTAACTATGTTTGGTATACCATCATCATCTCTCTTAGTTGCACCTTTACTTAATCCAAGAAAGGTTTTATCAACTACTCTCATAATTTCATTTCCATCAGATTTAGAACCTGCTGAAATTATTTGGAAATCCCAATATAAATTTACGGATGATGAAAATCCATTTAAAATATCTAACATCACCTCATACATTACAAATCCACTTTTTTCCATACACTCTATGAAAAATTCAAAATTAATGTATAAATCTTTTAAATACCCATATTGATATTTAAGTCCTTTAGTGGTTGTTATAGTATCATCCCATGGAAAAGATAATTCTTCACTATCTTCTAATCTTGGAAAATAAAATTCTTTTTCTACCTGAGTACCTTGTTGAGCGCCGGTGGTTGCATGACCATCTATAAATTTATTTTCATCAAAAATACCATCCGCAGGAAATTCTAATCGATAACCCGAAGGAGTAGCAGATAAAGCCTCTGTAATTCCAAAATCAGGTAGAAATTTATTTGGTATGTATAATTTAGATTTATTGGTTGAAAATATGTGTTTGTGAGCTCTACACTTTGTTTCGGATATATCAATATCTTCTATTGTTCTTAATTTTAAATTTCTCCTGCCCTCTGGTGTATTTATTACATAATCACCACATCCAGTATCAACTTTTTTAGCTATGGCAGTTGTTTTAAGAATTTCATACGCAAGTTCAAATCGTATAAAACTATCTGAAGATAAAAGTGGTGTATCATTAGGGACTTTTAGATTTAAATCCTTTCCATCACTTTTTATATTTGTTTTCTTTAAGTTTGATGTATAATCTTCCCTAAGATAATCATCCATATTAATGAAGTTAGCAGGATTACTCCATTTTGGATTATCTATTAAATTTTTAATGTTACCGATTTGTTTTGCAAGAGGTAATTTATTATACATTTGCATGAATAGAGATTTACCAATATTATCTCTATCATCAACCGCATCTTCTATTTGTTTTGGAGAAAATTTTATACCACTTGCCGCTTGCTGTGTATCTATAAGAACCCCTTTATGATTTGACAAATACGATGGAAGTTCTCCTTGAGAAGTTAATTCAACTTGAATATCAAAAGTTTCATCATCTGCATAATTCATTTGACCACCAGTGACAACTCCTAAAAATGCATCATATGTTCCTTGTGATGATGCCCGTTTATCTTTCAATACTGATAAGTTTTGGTATTGAATTAAATCACATATAGTAACCGCACCACCTGCACCCGCTCTTTGTTGGTATGATTTTGAAGTATTAAATCCCCATTCAATTAAAGCATAATATCCTGGTTCTAAGAAGTGATTTGTAAGAGCAGTTGCCTGTCCTTTAGTATAACATTTTATAGTAAATTTACATTTACGAGTTAATCCCTCTGAACCATTTTGTACACTTACAGATGTAATTGTCGGTGAGGGTCTACCTTGTCTTACATCTTCTTTAGCGTAATAGGATGTTTTATTATCAGCAAATTTTCCAATTCGACCCGAACTACTACCCATTCCGTATCGAGTATCCATATTATCATCGGAGGTTAAGGACTCTATTATCAACCCACCCCCTACCATAGAGATTCCACGAAACCAAGGTTGTAAAGATGATACGGCTAAATTATCGCCTGCTCTATCTAATATTACCTGTGTGATTGTAGAATCTATATTGGATAAATTAGGAAATCCACTCATAACGTTTATTTATTAAAATTTGAAATTATTTGGGTATAGTTTTCAGGTATCCTTAAAGTTGTACCATCAGCAACTGCGAACGAAGCATCGTGTATATTGTTAGCTGAAGCAATAATCCACCATAACGATGAATCACTATAAAAATCATTAGCAAGAGTATCTAATCTATCACCCCCCTGAGTAACAATATATATATCATTGTTAGATTTAGGAATATTCGGATATCGTTTAGCACGATAAACAACTCTACCATCATTTAATTTTTTTCTATCATTTCTTTCGTATCTACTTGCCATATTATAATCCTATACTTTTTTGATAACGAGTTTTAATTTCTATAAGTTGTTTATGTGTTCCATCGGTTTTTAAGATAGCATACCCATCTTCTGGATGTTCTTCATTTGCAGGTGCTTTCATAAAAACATCACCAGGAGATTCATTTACAATTTTAAATAATGGAGGTATGCTTGATTTTGGTACTAATGTTATATTGGAATCAAATTGTTGAGCACGCGTTAATGCAATGGATTGAGCGTCAGTTAATCCATTTTTATTTTGAACTTCCTTAGAAGCCTCTAATGGAGTTTTACCTTTTAAATTATCTACACCTTCAGATTGATTACTAATCACTGGAGTTATACCTAGTTCAGCAAGTACAGGTGGTTTAATTGATGTTTTCAATCCCCCCAATCCTTTTAATACTTTTGGTTTTGAATCAGTTATACTTGTAGTAGGTAATTTAACCAATCCACGTGAATCGGGCACTGCTAAAGCTTCTACTTTATTAACTGTACCATTTGAGTTTATTCTTTCATTTTCCGAAAAATTTCCTCTATTTTCTAATGCTTCTTTATTTGCTTGTTGTGCCTCTTTTGATAACTTATACCCATATAAATTTGTCATAGAAGAGGGTGTTTCGATAAATTTAATACCAATAGCAACATCTATTAATTTTGGTAAGTATCCAACTTTCCCATTAGTTTCCCAATTAGAATTATCAGGTACAGTATATGTTAAAGATTCAATAAATCCATCTTTATCATGATATACATCACCCAATTTAAATTGGATAATAGGCGGATTTACTAAATTATTAGAATTTATAGCTGGGTAAGTTAATTTAGTTAAAAATTGTATTTTTTCCCAATTGTTTAATAATTCAGTAGGAGACATACAAAATATCTTAAAATTGAAAGATACACTACGTTCTATTCCTGAATAAGTGTAGAAGTTAAATGGATTTCCTAAAAATTTATTAGAGTTCCAAGTTGGAGATACATTTTCTGTAATTCCGGTTACAGTTGCTCTAAATGGTATTTTAGTTTGACCCCTTTTACCAATATTAAATGGAATTAAATCTTTAGCTATGGTAGTATCACCATCTTTAAGATTACCATACTCATCTATTGTATATTTTTCAATATCAGTTATAGATAACTGATTTAACTTATCATTTTTTGAACCAATCCCATATTTAGTTTCTAAACTATTTGTTGAGATGGGTGATGGTGTAACAACACCTTCGTTATTTATGTTAGAAGAATATCTATTCGATGGGTCGTAGTTAGATTGTGGTTGATTCCATATAGGATTTCCGTTTGAATCGTTTAATTGTTGAAATGCGTATTCAGATTTACCAAATCTACCAATACTTTCTTTTCGTTCTGTCCCATATATGGGAGAAACTAATGATAAATCAAGTTTAGTTCCTTCTAAATCTTTTTGTACACTACTATTTTCATCGGGTGTTAATTTTTTGGATTTATTTACATCAGTATACGTTCTATCATTACTTGTATAATTTACTTTAAAATCTTTATTACCATTGGCAGTTCCTGATTCTTGACCTTCTCCAAATAAAACACCTCTTAGTTTATCTTTTGCAACACCAATACCACTACCAAGTGCTTGTTTACCAATTGTCTTTGGATTACCACCACCCGATTGTTTTAAAAACTTCCCAAATTCCGTACCATTTGAGCCAATTATATCTTTAGTAATTGGAATCTGTGAATGTGGGTTTTTAACCTGATTTGGATTTCTTTCAGCAAATTTATCCAATCTTTTTTGCATTGATTTAGATGGATTATCATTAGATGCGGTTCCATCGATTTTATCAACTAATCTCGAGGGGGTTTGGGTTTCGGGTATACCAATAGTAGAATTAACAAAATCTCTTGCTTGATTTATTTTTCCACCAATTAAACCACCAGCTGCAGTTCCACCATTAGCGTTGGATTTAATATCTTCCAATAAAGGAGTTGAGCGGAGTGCAATACGAGTTGCTTCATTACCATAGATAAGAGGATTATTTAGCTCTACAAGTGATTTAACACGAATTCCACTCACTTCTTGTTCGATGAGTGTTTCGGTATCAGATTTAACTGCTTTATCTTGTGGTGAACCTTTAAATAGTTCTAAGAGTGTCTTTCCCATTTTATTCTATCCCTATCCTACTTGGAAGTTATTAGTTGTATCTCTTCTTTGATTTTTAGTCACATATTTACCAAATTTCTGGCCATCTATTATGAAATCTTTTGGTGCTGAGGTAGCTGCAATCAATAGTTTCATTTGTTCTAACATTTGTGTTTGATAATCTGATAAACTACCATCTTCCAAACCACTAGCTTCTTCACCACCATTCTGCCCCCCTAAACCAAATAATTCAGCTACAATAGCAATTCCTGCAGATGCGGCAGCAATACCTAATAAGGTAGGTAGAGCAAATAAACCAGCAGAACCTAACAAATATAACGAACTTGCTAATCCCATGAATGCAAGAGATAATAATCCAATCGATGCAACTTTTTCTAATGTAATATTATCCATTAAAGTTACAATACTTGTAGTTACATGGTCTATAATAGTTCCAACTCCACTAAAAACACTCGTTATTATCGTTCCAAACGATTCTAATAATGGTGATAGTAGAGATAATCCGTAAGTTAATGGTATTAACGCAACACCAAGTGCTGCTAATAACCCAACCCCAACTATACCAACAGGTGCTGCTGCACCTAATGCTGATAAACCTACCGCAAGTCCACTTAATCCAATACCTGCAGCAGAACCACCTAATGCAACTGCAGTTAATCCAATAGCTCCAAGAGTCATTGCCGCAAATCCTAAAGCAGTTGGTAATAAGTTAAGTGCACCAAATAAAACTTGTGGAGTACCCATTGCTTTTAATCCACCTGCAAGAGATTTTAATGATTTTCCAATTCCAGCCTTTGGCGATTTTACCTTTGATATTGTATCGGTTGTTTTGCCTACATCAGGTAATGGAGGTGGTTTTGCTGCACCAACGTTTCTACCAATACCCATACTACCACCCACTCTAATAGCAGCTGCTTTTGCCAGATTTATTGGCCACATTACCAACCCCTTTAAACCTCTCCATATACTTTTAACAACTCCACCAATAGAAGTTCCCATTGCTTTTAACCCCGTATTCATCTGGCCTGTTGCAATTACCATTGAACCAAATCCTTTAAGAGTAGAACCAAGAGGCCCAGTTGCAAAAGCGGTAAGTGATTCTTTCATAGAATCAAATGTAGATAGTTGTATGGTACCATCATCATTTAACTTATCCATATTGGATGCCATTTTTTGAAGTTCTTCGGTAGATAATCCCAACGCAGCTGCTGCTTGACGTTTTTGGAAAATATCCATTCTGTTAAATGCCTCAATACCACCCATTTGATTCAGTGCTTCTTTTACAGATGCACCTATCTTTCCCTCATATGCTAATTGTCTTGCTTTGTTAAGATTAATATTTCTGCCCAACATTGCACCTAATTCCAATTCTTTGGTAATTGAAGATTCAAAATCTAATAGGTTATCAGTTACATTTGTTAGGGTACCCATATTTACCCCAAGTTTAGCTGCAGCTACTGCTGCTTCTCCTATATTCTGTCCTCCCTGTGCACCATATTCAGCGAATGCTTTTGTTGAACTAGCTACATCAGCCATAATCACAGATGGCATTAATCCATTTGCTTTTGCCAATTGTTTGGTAGATTCGGCGAGATTTTGTGCGGTTTCAATAGAACCACCATTTAATCTTGCAAAATTAGCAGTGAGTTGTGCTGCTTCTTGACCACTAATACCCATATTAGTAGCCATTAGAGAGGTATTTAACTTAGTTCTGAAAGAAAGTTGTTCTATACCACCAAATTCACTTTGTAACCCTTTAGCAGAATCTAATGCATTTGGAAATATAGTTCCTAATAAGGTAACTTGTGAAGTTGCACCAGTTAACCCACCAACAAAACCACCTATTTCACGAGTAGTTTTACCAAGAGCTTCAGTAATATGACCGGCGCCTACTATCAATGAACCTACTACACCACCTACGGTTTTAGATAACGCAGATGCAGTATCAAGAACACCACCAATTGTATCTTTAATTGATTTATAAGCAGATATTTGTTTTTCTAATTGTTGTTGTTCACCTTCAGTTAAGGCAGATATGTTTTTAGCAGTTTCAAATTTATCCTTTTCTATATCCAATAGATACTGAGCATCTTTACCAAGATTTTTCATAGAACCCATTTGAGATTCTATCTGTCTGATAATTTCTGCTCTTGATATTACATCTTCTGCTGATAATCCTAATAATTCTTGATTTAAAGAAGCTATACTTGATAATTTAGCTTCAGTAGTAGGGTACATATCTAACCCATTTCTGGAATACTCTAATCGTTTTCTTTCAGAATCAACAAATGATGACTGAATACCTGTCAATCCTTTTAAAGATTGCTCTTGTTGCATTAAATCAGAAATCTGTTCTTTACTTATGGTACGAGAACTTTGGATTTGTTGGTTTATTTCTCTTAATAATTTTACCTTTTCTTTGTATGCGGAATTTGATTTTTTAATCTCATCTGCAAGTGCACCCGTTCGTTTGACCTCATCATCGAGTATCTTTTTTGCATCATTTTTTATCGTGTTAGCATCACGTAATAGTTTATTTATTTCTGCTTGAGAGAGTGCCATTTATAAAATTCCTATTCTAAGTCTTTTAACATCTTTTCCAATTCTTTGGCTGCCTTATCCAATTCTTCCATTTTTTTAACAATAGGAACTGGTATATCTTTTCTACTTTTTGCTTTTTTCAATGCATTATTAGTTACATTTGATTTTAATCCATCAAAAAATGCATCAGAAAACCTTTTGGCAGAACCAAATAATCCTTCATTTATCTTTTCTTTTGACATAGGGAGTTTCTCCTTTATAGTTTTATACTACTATAAATATAGGGTAAAAAAAAAGTGAGGAAATTACTTCCTCACTCTTACACCAGGTCCTTTTGAAGAAGATGAACGATTTTGTTTATCATATTCATCTTTTTCTTTTTTCTTAGCATCTAAAAGTTTCTTAAAATAAAACTTTCTCCAATGGATTGGCATCGTATAAACTTCAGACCACGTAAACCCATTTCCATAATTAACCATTTCCCATATCTGAGAATGGAGTTGAATACTATAATCACTCGGTAGGGTAAAAAAACCCTACCCCAAATGGGATATCAAGTGCCTCCGTTTCACCAGTTATTTCTGATGTGAACTCATATTTTAAATCCAAATCAGGTGAAATTTCTTTCACAAAGTTTCTAATTGCTTTACTATCCCTTGCAAGTAAATTATTTTGTACCCATTTGTTGATAAATCCTCGTTCCGTGTTACCATCAACCTCTTGTATCATATATCTTAAACGAGTTGATACATCTTGAGAAACAATATCTTTACCTTTAGCCAATCTATTCATTGCTTGAATATCAGCATTGATACTTATTTCATCTTTATGAGTAAGTAATTTTATTTTAATTTTTTTCTTTGAAACAGGTAGTTCTAGTTCATATAAATTATCTGAGTTGAGAATAGATGTATCCATTTCCTTTATTTGAATTTTAGATAAATCTATTGTTACTTTTTGTTGTTCTAATGTAAACGGGTCAGTTACTTCTACTTGATAATCTGCACCATATCCTAATACACGAGTTGCAAGTAAGATTGCATTTTTATCACCGATAAAAATATCACCAATATCTAATCCAGGCTCTACAACCACAGATTCGAATAACTTATCAAGTACCACCCCCTTTCTTATCAAATTTTGAGATGCAAGTATATCTTCTTCTTTTGCAGTCATATACTTGATTTCAATTGTGCCCTTTGATAATGGGTGTCCTTCTGGATAAACTTTACCCTGTGATGGAAGTTCGATTACTTCCGTTGGAAAATCATGATTCACCATAAACTTTTATTTAATTTGTTTGTATATAAATATATAATTTAAAAAAAGTTGAAAAAAAAAGGATTCTCACAAAGAGAACCCTTTTAAAAATATTTAGTATTGAGGAGTATTAGTATTCTAAAACTGCGTAATCGTAAGATAAAGTTAAAGTAATTTCAGCTACATCAGTTGCACTTGCCCATTCTAAACTACCAAAGTTTGCTGATTGGATAAATGCTCCTTTGATTTTCCAATTTTCAATTTTATCACCAACTGGTCCTAACATATAGATATCTACATCTTTTTTGTAAAAATCCGCATATCCATCTCTACCAGTTAAAGATTCATGAGAGGTTCTAATCCACTCCATCACCTGCTGTGCTCCACTTGGAACAATTGGGTCAAATAATGTAATTTCGATATCTTGCCACTCACCTTTACCTTTTAATTGTCTTTTAACATTAATGTGGTCAAGTGTTACCTTTTCGAACGTAATTGAAGGTCTGTTTGCAGCCTTGATAAGATAAGATTGGATACCATCAATTTCCATGATGTATCTGTTCTTCATCTTCGGTTCGAAGTTCGTGTAGAACATATCGTTAAATTCTAATACTTCTGCCATTTTGTTTATTCTCCTATTATACTAATAAATATAGTTTTTTTATTTTTTTAATTATGCGGTGAAACTAGCCCCAGTCGGTAGAATGTTGAAATCAATTACAATGAATTCAGCAGTCTTAGTAGGTTGTAAGTAAATAGCCCCTGCCAAGATGTTTCTATCAATTACATCTGGTGTGTTGTTAGATTCATCCATTACTACTCTAAACGAGTATAAACCTTGTCTTTGTTGGATTCCTTCTAAATAAGGATTAACAGTATTCAAGAATTTAGAACGAGTTGTTGCCGTATTTTGTTCGAATACAAGGTATCTTGATGTAGATGCGATGTATTTCTTAACTTTAATCAACAATCTACGAACATTGATTCTATCAAGTGCAGATGCTCTATCTTGTAAGGTTTTTTGTCCGAATGCAACGATACCTTCTCCAGGAAATTGCGCGATTGGGTTAATCTTACCTTCATATAGTGTATCTCTTTCAGCGTGAGTTAATCTGTTTAGAACAGAAACTGCTCCTACAACTCCACCTCTATTTAAACCTGCTGGTGCAAACCATTCAGCTGCAACTGCATCGTTAGAAGCGTAGATTCCTGGCATCAATACCGATGGTGGAACTGAAGTTAGTTTATTTGTTCTTGAATCGATTGTTTTAACCCATGGGTAGTAAGTTCCAACATAGTTAGAATCTACATTATTACCTTGTTCTATTGCATCAGTTATAGTACTATCTACACCAACTACATCACCAATGAAGAATGCATCTTCACGAGATTCAACCATATCAGTTACTTTATCAAATACATAAGAATGATACTGTCTAATTACACCCGGTACCGATACTAAGTTAATATCAAAATCATCTGGATTAGATACAGAAGCAATTGCTTTTACATATGCAACTGAACCACTAGCGGTTGAAGTGGATAAATCAAATCCTTGGGAGTTCCCAACTGCCATATCAGAACCTTTATCAATAGATACGGTCGGAGATACACCATCGAATCCACCTTGGAATCCTACTGTAAATTGTCTTTTATTTACATCTGCAGAATCAGAACCGGTTAATTCATAAGATAATTCACCAGAATCGAATGCGAATGCAACGTTAGAACCTACACCAGCTCCATCAGGAATTGGTTTAAGGTAATGTGAGTTATCAATCTTAACTAAAGTAGTTTCTAAATCAATACCACTAAATGATGTAGCAGATGAAGCAGTGTTATCATCTGAATTTGTTGAGAATACTACTGCAGGTACTTCAGTTTCATCAGCAACTAATATTGTATTAGCATAAGCTTCATGTCCAAAAGGTCCTGCTGTGATTGGGAATGAACCTTCTTCAACCGTTTCAACTCGTACGAATTGAGAACGGTTTTGATAATCACCATTTAATGTTTGTTTACCATTTGCATCAATAGTAACATTCATATCACCAATAATCTTTTTGATATAGTTTGGTGAAGCAGGGTCCATCGTTAAGTTATTGTAAGTTTCTAATACAGATTTTCTTCTATCAGTATCAGAATATCCTCTAATCATTAATGAGAATGTAGCGTAGTCAGTAGAGTTAGTCTCTCCTGCTGCTTTTACATTAAAGATAGATACTTTATATTCTTTGTTATAGTTTGAACCATCACCAAGAGTGTGTAATTTGAATAAGTTACTTCTCTCACCTGAAATTAGTTGTGATTGAATCCAAGGAGTAGATGCATGTTGGATATCATAACCAAAATCTTGCTCTGGCATTGTTTCTAAAATTACTTGTCCTCCTGCAGTAAGTTCATCAGATTGATTAGTTGCTGCTGATTCATAGTAATTGTAAACATAAGCATTTTTAGAACCTCTAGCATTCTCACCAAATACATCTGATAAATCATTACCAGCAGATGGTAAGATAGATGCAGATACTTCAGTTCCTAATTCAGAACCTGAAATAGAGAATGCGGAAGCAGATGGTTGAGAATCGATAATAGTATCAGGCAAACCAACTGATTCATCACCATTGTGAGTTACATTAAGAGTACCAACAACTTGAATACCACTTGAACCACTTACTTTAATAGCAATTGGGTCAACGTGAGAATAACCACCAACGTGTCCAACACGAACGATAGTTACTGTTCCAGCTTCTCTTAAATAGTTTTGTACGGTATATCCCGTGTAGAAATCACCATTCGGTGTACCGAATATTGATTCAAATTCTGATTGGGTGTTTACTACGGTTGGTACGAATGCAGGTCCTTTATGGAATGGTCCAATTATTGCTGCTCCGATTTCTCCAATCCCTTGTGATAAGAAAGAAAGGTCATTCTCTCTTGTAAATACACCAGGTGATACAATCTTTTCTGCCATGTTTTATTACTCCTTGTTAATATTTTTGTATAATAATACTCTTATATAAGTATAATGAAAGATACTGAAGAATAAAGTTACTCTTTAGTATCTTCTTTTGGAGTTGGGGTAAACTCACCTGTTGTAGGGTCGTAATTTCCGTCTCCATATTTTTCATTCAAACCATTGAACAATTCTTGTTCTTGTTGTTGTAAATCCGAATGTTTTTGTAACAATTGAGATTCAACTCCCTCAATTTCAGTAATTCTTCTTTTCTTTTCAATAGCAACTTGTCCTAATTGTGTAAACACACTTGCTACATCTTGTCTTAGTTGATTGATTGAATTTACTTCTTCTTCCGTAAATTTAATTGCTTCCGCCATAACTTTTTAATTTAATATTTTGTGTTTGTTAATGTTATATATATATAAATATATGGATTTATCCCAAACGTAAAATTTATTTTTACTTATTAGTTTTCAAATGTATGAGAGAATGTTAATGTAGATGACCAAGGACCATATACACCCATTTCTCTTGCTCTTACTCTAGCATACCAAGTACCAGTTGAAAGACCAGATACATTAAGTGAGTTTCCACTAAATGTTCCTGAGTGAGTTCCATCTGGTGATGAGAAATTAGAGTTATTATCAACATCCAAATCATAATCAGTTACACCAGTAGTACCCGTTGCAGTTGGTGTTGTCCAACTCAAGTTAGAGTTTTGTGCCCCAGCTGGGTTGTTGTATGTAATAGTTGGTGCAGAAGGTCCAGCGAAATCACTAAAAGTATTACCACCTTTATTATGAGTAATATACCCATTTACTAAGTAAGTATCTTCCTGTTCCACATCAATGGAAACAATTTCCACCGTACTATCAGTTGAGGTAACAGATGTTACATCCACTTCAAGTAATGAACTACCATCTTGTTTAATCAGTTTATCACCAACTACTAAGTTGTGTAATTCCTTAAATCTATATAAACCATCTACTGAATCCTTTACCAACATTGGGTGGTCTGCTGTTCCTGTAATTTCACCATCATTTACATTATAATATCTTGATGCGAATGAATATGTAAGATTGGTTACAACAACATCTTTAGATACTTCACCTAATTCTGAAGATGACCATTTTAAGAAATCACTATCAGAATCTTGTCCTAATCCAGATAATGAATAACCTTTTAAGATATCACCTTCTTCCAAATCCCCCGCATCTATGATTTGACCATCCGATAAAAGGATTGGTGAATCTGCTGTTAAACATAATGCTGCTGAGTTACCATCGTAAGAATCAACTGCATATATAGTTTTATCTTTATTTGTTCCTAATCCAGTTGCATCACCATTATTAAGGTTAAATGGTTCACTATAAGATACTCGTAATGTGTTTGAAGCAACAGCTAATCTAGTATCCGTATTTGCTCTATCGGAGAATGTTATCGTTGCTGTCTTATTTTGAGAACCACCAATACTAATTGTTGTTCCAGCTGCAACTGACCAAGTAAAATTTGGTGCATAACTAGCCAATCTAGCATCATGATTTCCACCCGCTCCACTAAAAGATAGTGTGTAATTTTCAGAGGTATTTTCTACACCATAGGTGAAACCGCTGATTGAACCAACCGAAGTGATTGCGAACGATGAAAAACTAATGTTTGAACCTGCAGATGGAGTAGAACCCATTACATCTGAAATTGCTGCCGTAGTTGCTGCTGATGAATCTCTGAGGTTTGCTAATGATAAATTTGTTGCCATAATACTTTCCTATACATTATAAATATTAAGTAGTTCCCTTACCCATCTATCTTTATCAGTAAAATTTTTAACCATATATTCTTTTAATGATAAAAAATACCGATTTTTTTCTTCGTAGGGGGTTTGTTGTAACTCTTTATAAATATAATCGAAATCATTTTTGAATGAAGCTCGATATGGATATTCAAAATCTTTACACCAAGACGTATGTAAAATTGGTAATTTTCCCCAATCAACTGCTTGGAATATAGAATAACCAAATGGTTCGTTAGTAAAACAAGAATGGGATATTCCCCAGTCCATATCATAAAATTTTTCAGCAAATTCTGCTTTAAAATGATATATTCTCATTTTACGTGTATCCATTTTTAAACCTTGTTTCCATACACCATTAAATTCAACAGAATCTGTAAAAACATATGCTTTTTTACCATCTAAGAAATGTGGGTTTTTTCTTCCTTCACTTCTTGCAGCAAATCCTAAGTTATTTGAATCAAATAAGGGTTTATTTTGCTTAAACTCATAAAAGTTAGGTATATTTTTATTTTTATATCTGATATCATATAATCCAACCCAAATAGAGTGTTTTGCCCATTTATTTACGTTTTGCTCCCAACCAGAATCAATATAAGGATGATGTGCAAACGATGCATCAGTTCCTAATTGAGATTTTAAAATATGGTCTACTGAATTATGTAAAACATTTGAAAATATTTTCTTTTTATTATCTTCAATTACACCCATTGGTTTGTAGTGACCGTGAAGGATGTGAATTCTTCTACAATCTTTTATTATTTTTTCAAATTTTTTAATATCATCACCATGCCAATGCGCTTCTATTGGAAATTGGTAATCATAATCTCTAAAATTGTTAGGTTTGTTTCTGTGTATAAGAAGTACTGGTTTTACTTTTAATTTTGGTGCAATTTCTTCTAACCAAATATTAACCCAAGTATCGGTTCCCGCGTTTACCCAAGGTCCTCCACCAGTAGTATAATAAACATCGTACATATTTTTATTTTTTCACAATAATCTTTCCGGAAAAGTTCGAGGAGAACATAACAGTTAATGAATTATTTGAGGTGGTTTCTATTTCAGATGGAACTTCCATCTTATTGGTATCAGTATTCCATGCTTGTACGAATGGATAACTCTCATCTAAGGAATGAGAAACTACGTAAGATGAATTACCACTAACATCTACACGATATGTTGTTAGAGCATCTGAAGATATGATATGACCACCTTTAGCAACTACTACAATACCACTTTCTACTGAAGGGAATGTAATAGTAACATTATCATTATCAGTAAGTACTACCGATTGTGGTATGATTTGTTCGTACAAATCATCATATACAGATACTATTATATTTCTTGAATCAAAATTGTGATTTACCACAACTGAAGTTTGTGAATCAAATGAAGAAGTTACAGTTGTTGATTCTACAATACTTGATGATACTTGTAAGTTTGTTAATCCACTACCATCACCAACGAAAAAATCTGCTGAAGCAGTTCCTACGTATAAATTATTCCATTTTTTAATATCTGAACCTAAGTCAAACTCTAAATTGGAATCTGGTAAAAATGATGAGGATATATCTGAGCTGAATGAAACTGAATCAGTATCTGAATCACCAATGGTTAGGTTACCACCAATAGTTAGGTTACCATCAATGGTAGTATTACCTGAAATGTTTAATGAAGATGCTGATATTTGGCCTTGTAGTGTTAAGGAACCACTTACTGTTGAATTTGTGGTTAAAATTTCTTGAATGGATAATGTACCATCATCTTTTTCAAAAAATATTCTACCATCGTAGGTATTGATTGCTAATTCCCCCAATTCGAGATTGGATGTTAGCGGTATTTTACCTTGTACGGAGGTTCTCTTTAGTTTTACTACCTGTGCCATATATATGACTTCTATTTTAGTTTATTATAATTATATGAAATAAAAAAATCCTTATATAAGGATTTAAACCTCCCCACTTATATGAAATGGGGAGGGTAAATCTACCTTTATTTGAGTATTATCCTAATTTGGATTTTAATTCCTCGATTTGTTTTTGTTGTTCTTTAACAGCTTCGATTAAAAGACCGGTTAATTTAGCGTAATCTACACCTTTATATCCATTCTCTCTATCGTGAACTAATTGTGGGAACACTTCTTCAACTTCTTGAGCAATAACCCCTACATTTGGTAAAGATTGTTGTAATTCATCAGCGTTAGAGTTCCAATCCCAAGTTACACCATTCAATTTCTGAACTTTTTCAATTGGGTTTTCAATGTTTACGATGTTATCTTTTAATCTCTTATCAGAAGATGCGTATGCAATAACATCACCCGTAGCAGATACAGTACCGAACGTTACATTCGATGTTGTGTCAGTTGCTTGGTTAGATGTATAAGTTGTATATCCAGCGCCATTAGTTATATATTGATTATCCAATGCTCCACCATTACCAGTATAAGTTGATAATGCCGTATTTTCTACATTTCCTAAACCAACTTGTGCTTTAGTAACAGAATGTGGGTTATTAGTATCAGCAATATGATTAGATATCGAAGTACTTAATGAACCAGTTTCTATTTCTAATGCATCTAATCTACCATCTTGTACTGATTGTGCAGCGTTTGATGAAGTTACAAATCCAGCGAATGCAGAATCGTTACTTGTATCAACTGAGTTAATCAAGGTTACGATTTCAGCAAATGAATCTTTATCTGCTTGTGAACCCGTTAAGATTGCATCAATTCTATTTTTCTCAGTAGTTAATGCTGAATCAAGAGCGTAAGTATCAGATGTAAATGCATTTGAACCAAGAGTTCTGTATGAAACAACATTTCCTGCTCCAGCTACTAAGATATTGGTTGAAGCTGAAGATAGAGGAATAGATTCTAATGCAAGTGCACCATAAATAGTAGTGTTACCATTAGCATCTATCAATACACCATCACCACCACCTGAGGTTACGAGGGATATTCCACCCTGTGCAACAATTCCTAAATCACCACTATCGGTGGTTATAGATCCAGAATCAAAACTAATACTATCAACGGTAGTTGTTCCGGTTAATGTAGAGTTGTTAAACATTGTAGTTTTACTCTCATTTGTTACATTTCCTAAACCAACTTGAGTAGCAGTTACACTATGTGGGTTAGAAGTAGATGAAATGTGAGAAGATACAGTTGAGTAGTTCGTAGTTGCAGTTATATCAATTTGAGATGAACCACTAACAATTCCACTTGGGATATTTGATAATCCAACATAAGATATTTGAGATGAACCACTAATTACACCATCTGCATCTAGTTTCAATTTAACATCAGAATCTGTATAATGAACTAAATCAGAAATTTGAGATTCTGTAATGGTTATCTGAGATGAACCACTAATTACACCATCTGCATCTAATTTAGTTTTAACTCGTGTATCAGTATAGTATAAGTTACTACCTTCACCAATATCAGATGTAGTTAATGCATTAATTGTGGAGTTAATTGAACCAGATAGATTCGATAATTCTCCTTCAGTTACAAATCCTGCATCCAATGAAGAAGAGAATGATTCTAAATCATCTAATCTACCATCATGAAAATCCGTAGTAAATTTTATTGAAGATGATAATGAAGTTAATTCTGCTTCAGTTACAAATCCTGCATCCAATGAAGAAGAGAATGATTCCAACTCACCAATTCTATTAGTAAGTGAATCATCAGTTGCTTTTAATGAACCAGAAAATACAGTAAATCCACTTGTATTTATAATATCTACTTGAGAAGAACCACTAATTACACCATCATCATTAATATTTAATTTAGCATCTAATGCGGTTTGTTGTGCAGTTGAAACTGGTTTGTTAGTATCTGATGTATTATCTACATTTCCTAAACCAACTTGAGTAGCGGTAACAGAGTGTGGATTATCTGTTCTACCTTCGTGTGAAGATAAATCGGATATAATAGAACCACTAGCGGCTTCCAACGCAGTTAACCTACCATCTTGAACACCTTGTGCAGCATTTGAAGAAGTTACAAATCCAGCAAATACCGAGTCGTTAGTCGTATCTACTGAGTTTATTAAACTTACAATCTCTGCGAATGAATCTTTATCAGCAGCAGAGCCAGATAAGATTGCATCAACATTTGCTTTTACATCAACAATGTTAATTCCATTTACAGTACCACTTAATGAACCAGTAATACGTGTAGCATATATATCGCATATTGGATTTAATTCTGTACCAATTTTTACACAATCAGCTTCTGATGTAATATCACCAGTTAACCCGAATGAACCCGTGAATGAACCACTTAAATTAGATTTTGGGTTAGCAATAGTAGAACCACTTGAGTTAGTAGCAGTAGTGTTTAATGAACCACTTGATACACTAAGTGTAATTATATCACCACTATCAGGGTCCTCAAGTTCAAATGTTTTTGCTTTAACTGGAGTAAGAGAACCAGTTGCATCTGTTACAGCGAGTCCTTCACCTGGTAAGTCATTTGTAATTGTAGAAGTTCCGTTTGAACCAGATACTATTATATTACCTGTTTGAAGTTCTGCGGGATCATCAGAGCCACTTACATTAAGTATTAGTTTTGGTGTACCATCTACCACATCATTATCAAGACGTATAACAATATTATCAGAAGAACCAGTCGTACTTATTTCTAATTGTTTAATTTCAGCAACAGCGTAATCTGCGTTAACGTAATCAAGTAATTTAATATCGTAATGGTCACTGCCACCACCAGTTCTTTGGAAAGAACCCATTTGCATAGTAACAATATCACTTGTAGATGTTAAAATCTGAGCACTTGATACAGGGTTACCATCACAATCAGTATAGTTGAAAAATAAATTTTGTTGTGTAGAATGGTTTATTATTCTATATCTAGCACATTGAGAACTACCAACTTCAAAGAAAGAAACACCACCACCATCGGCAGTCTCTTTTTGTCTAATAACAGTTGTTGTAGTTGATGAAGAACCGCTTGCAGGTGGTATAGTTACTTGTTCAGCTACAATACCAACAGAATTATCAAATAAATCAGTAAAAGATACTTGACCAGTTCCAGCATTAGCAGTAACTTTTGTTCCAGCAACACCAGAATCATTAGTTAATGTTAATCCCGAAGTTTGTAATTCTTTTGGTTGGGTTTCATCTTCTGGGGTTGTTATCTTAATACCAGAATCGGTAGATACAATTGTACCACCTCCTGCGGAACCAGTTACAGTTAATTTAGCAACCTCAATCGGAGATGCTTCTGCACCTACATATCTATCTAATTTTATTCTATAATTATCACTTCCACCAGTTCGTACAATACTACCTTCTTGTGCCTGTACTTCATGATTGTTTGTATTGGCATTTATACTAGCAGTTTGAGGTTGACCATTACAATCTGTATATGAAATATTCAAATTTTCAGAGAGAGATACGTTGTCAACAAAGTAATAAGTACATTGCGATTCACCCACATTCAAGAAAGAAACCCCACCATTTGAAGGTATAGCAACACTACCTGAACTAGCACTTGTTTGTTTAAGAGTAAACTTAGAGAATTGTGCTGGTGCAGGTTCTGATGTAAGTGTATTTACTACTGAAAATCCTCCACCAAATGAGGTGAATGAAATAGGTTCAAAATTAGCAGGTGCTAAACTAAGTTTAGATGCTACAAATGGTACAGCTATACCCTCATCATCCGATATAGAGAATCCTGTTGAAGTGCTACCAAAAGACATCTTTCCTTTATCACCAAACCAAATGGAAGCAGTACTTAGGTACAAATCTCTAAATGGGAATGCCTCAGAACCTAAATCATATGCTACTGCGGTATCTGGTATTAAATGTGATTGAACTTCTGAGATTTGTATTGAACCACTAAAAGAACCACTATAATTACCACCATCGGGTAGTGTAAAAGTAGAACCATCTGCGAACGTTAACGAACCTGAAATTATGGGACTGTGTATAATCATTTTTTCTTATCCTTGTTTTTTGTTTATTACTAATTTATTAAATATCTCCTCCATCAACGGAAGCTATAACAGTTGCAAAAGGAGTACCAGTAACATCACCCAAAAATTGAGTTGAACCACTTACTACTTCTTCAGCATCTAATCTTGTTTTTACTAAGTTATCAAATCCATCAATGTTCTCTGCAGAGATTGAACCACTAACGATGTGTCCACCTTTACCAACAACAACATGTCCACTTTCTACAGTAGGGAATGTGATAGTTACTGTATTTGAATCAGTAATTCTTAATGTTTGTGGTATGATTTGGTAGTCATTTATATCATACACCTGAACTAACGGAGTATTAGTATCTAAGTTATGAGTTACTACCCAAGTTGATGAATCTGTAAATGATGATTTAATAGTAGCAGCCTGGTCAACTGTTATGTTTGTTAATTGCGAACCATCTCCCTTGAAGAAGGAAGCGGTAATTGCACCGTCTATGGTGATACTACCACTATAATCGTTAGTAATTACTTCTTGTACTTCATCTACCGAACCTGATTTACGGAGAAATACTTTACCGTCATAGACGTTAATTGCTAATTCTCCTGCCGATAAATCGGAGGTGGTTGGTTTAGAACCTTGTACAAGACTTCTTTTTAATTTGATAATCTGAGCCATTTACTTATTTCCCTATTTGTTAATTTGTTGTTTTAGTTGTTCTACTTCTGTTGATAACTCCTTAATACCCTCTATTAAAAGTGATACTAATTTATCGTATTTTACAGCTTTATACCCATTTTCTCGAGTATCTACTAATTCTGGTAGAATTTCTTCAATTTCTTGAGCAATAACTCCGTAATCTTTACCTTTATAAATATGTTGTTTTTCTACATTCCAATCAAAACTATATCCGCCAATTGAGTTAATTTTTTGCAAAGGATTAGAAATTGGTAAAATATTATCTTTTAATCTTCTATCTGAAGATGCATATGCAACAATATCTTCACCCACATTTAATGTTTTTGCAATACCAACACCACCATCAACAATTAATGCCCCACTTGTTATATTTGTGGATTGTGTTGTACCATCTATATTAAGTGTGTTAAATGAAACATCATCTGTTGTTTGTAATCCTAAATCAACACTTTGAGTATTTCCATTGATTACCGCAGATAAGGTTCCCTGTGATGGGGAAGTAAAATCCGAACCACTTATAACACCATCTGCATCTAATTTAGTTTTTACCTTTGTATCGGAGTATTGATTGATTGAACTATAATTAGTTGTTTGGGTTACATCTACTTGAGATGAACCACTAATAACATTATCACCATTAACTGACAAATAATCAGTAGAATTAAATGCATTTGAACCAAGTGTTCTATATTTAACACCACCATCGGTATTATCCCATACTAATGCATATGGAGTAGAACCCGCAGCCGGCGCTTCTTGTAAATTTAATTGCCCATAAATAGTTGTGTTACCAGCTGCATCAATTAATACACCATCTCCACCACCCGAAGTTACAAGTGATATACCTCCTTTAGATACAATACCTAAATCATCTCCAATTGATTGAATAGAACCACTTGAGATTCCACCAACCATAAAATCAATTTTATTAACATATGAGTTATTAACTCGTAAATCTGCTAAGTTAAATGAAGTATGTGTAGTATCAATATCACCTTCTGGTTCAGGAGTATATCCATCGTAGATTTTAAAGATACCATTATCAGATGCATCTCTAAACATACCAGCGTGAGCATAAACACCATCATTATAGTTACCCGACCAACCTAAATCTGGATTAGTTACAATTGAACCACTATTTAGATAAATCATATTATCTTGAATAGCAAGGTTGGTAGTATTGATTATAGTTTCTGTACCCAATACAGTTAAATCACCATAAATAGTTACATCTGTACCAAATGAACCGGTACCCAATATATTTAAATCACCAAAGGTTATATTAGATGTTGTAGAAAGGTCTTGATTTATAGTATCTAAGTTTGCTTTATTAGCGTGGGTATGAATATCACCCTCTAATGAATCAATTCTTGTATCTACTGAAGATGAGAATGTGGTGAAATCTTCATTTGAAGAAGAAAGGATACCACTATTGTTGGTAATTTGGGTTGAACCACTAACTAATGTATGAGTAGAGGATGCTTTTTCTTCATATAAAGAATCAACTGAACCAGTATATGTTTCTAAACTATCCAATCTACCATCTTGAGTAGTATTTAAAGTATCATTTGATGATGTGTATGAATTTAAAGAATTCAATATATCAATTACTTGAGAAGAACCACTAACTACCCCACCAATTACATCTGCGGTAATAGTATCACCTACTCTTGTTAAATCAATAGTAGATGTATCACTAAATGTTAGTGGGTTTTCAGAAGTTACTCCTTCTAACGAATCAATTCTACTATCAAACGATGAAGAATCAGTTGTATAAGATGTTATATTTAATTTTAAATCAATAGAATCTTGTAATGATTGAGTTGCAGTGTTTAATTCTGCTTCAGTTACAAATCCTGCATCTAAAGATGATGAGAATGATTCTAATAAATCAATTCTTGCATCTACCGAAGATGAGAATGTGGTAAAAGTAGAACCACTAATTACACCATCTGCATCTAATTTAGTTTTTACACGATTATCATTGTAATATAAATTAACACCTTCACTTAAATCAGATGTAGTTGCGGTTCCTAAATAAGAACCACTATGTACATCATCATTATTTAATTTTAAATCAACAAATTCTTTTAATGATTGAGTTGCAGTGTTTAATTCTGCTTCAGTTACAAATCCTGCATCTAAAGATGATGAGAATGACTCTAATAAATCAATTCTTGCATCTACCGAAGATGAATATACAATAAAATTATCTATATCATATACATCAATTTGTTCGGAACCACTAATTACACCATTATTATTTTTTTCTAAGAAAGTATTAAAGTTTGATATTTGAGTTGATGATGATACAATTCCACTTGGAACATTTTGTAAATCATTATAATCAGTAGAAAGTGCACCAAATCTACTATCAACCGATGAACTAAAATCTGTAAAGTTTTCATTTGAAGAAGAAAGGATACCACTATTGTTGGTAATTTGGGTTGAACCGGAAATAACACTATCGTTATTTAACTTATTCTTTACACGAGTATCATTATAATATAAATTAATACCCTCATCTAAATCAGATGTAGTTGCTGTTCCTAAATAAGAACCACTATGTACATTATCATTATCTAATTTTAATTTTATCTTAGAATCAATATTTGAATCAGTAATTACATTATCTGCGGTGGTTAAGATTCTTGTTTCAAAACCTAAAGGACCTGCAATCCAAGAATCAGTTGTACTATCCCACAATAAAGAACCACTTGTTAGAGTACCATTAGTATCTTTTACTAAAATACCACCATTGGTAGCAGAACCACCATAGTTAAGTTCTATTACATTATCTTCTACATTTAAATTAGTAGTATTGATAGTTGTAGTTGTACCAGTTACAGTTAAATCACCAGTAATTGTGATATCACCATCAAGTAAACCATATCCATTGGAAAGATTCATTATAATCTCCGCACCATGATTAGTTGCATAGATATCGTTATTTACTTGGAATATAGTTGCTTCTCGGTTATTAACTTCAAATATAACGCGTTCTTGTCCATCATCAATATCTTCAACAAATAGAGAACCACTAATTACATTATCACCTTCTTTAGTTACATACCTCAAATCTAATGATTGGGTTACTTGGTCTGAACCACTAACCAATCCTTCAGGTAAAGTTGGTGCAATACCATTTACACCCTCAATAAAGTGTTGAGAACCAGTGTCTAAATTTAAAGTTGCAGCTCCAATAGTAGAACCACCACCAAGTCCAGGTCCAGCATTTACCTCAGTAATATCACCAGCGGATGCAGCAATAATTTTTGCATCTACGTAAGTCTTAACAGCACCGGCATTACCAAGAACCAATGGGTTACCATCATCTATTGAGTTAGATACGTGATAAAATGCAGCAGAACCTAATTCTCCTTGAATAACTTCGTTGGATGAACTCAATAGTAATACAGTATATTCAGTCTCACTTAAATCAACAGCCAATGAAGTTAAAGATATTGCACTAAAACTTGGTTCTGATGTGATTGATAACCCTAAATCAGTTGTTGTTTCTATTCCATTGATATCTGAGATTAAAATACCTTGATTATCAGATGAGTAAACTGAACCAGAAATTACACCCAATGAATTTAAGTGTGCAGTATTATCCGAATTATCATACTGTCTTATTGAACTATAATTAGTTGTTTGTGTTACATCAATTTGTGAAGAACCACTAACTATTCCACTTGGTAGACCAGTTATATTTTCGTATGTGATTTCCGATGCTACAATATTTTCTAATTTAGAACCATCTCCGATAAAGAAAGATGCCGATATAAAATTAGATGATGAAATCGGAGTATCTGTTACAAGTTCAGTTCCGTTTATGTATATATGTGAAGATGAATTACCTAATGTAATTGCCTCGGAGTTAAATACCCCTATCTGTAAATTATCTGCGTAAAATAACCCACGTGTTTCACCATTTTGTAAATCTTCAATAGAGATATTAGCCATATGAGATTCATCTAAAACTTCAGATGAACTTGATGGATATACTCTCATATGATTTCGTAATGGACCTACATTAAATTCAGTACCATAACTTGGAGTATCATGGTTATCAAATGAATAAATAGCTATTGAATTATGATAATAACCAGGGGATTCCTCATAGTGTTCTAATGCAATTCCAGCGTAATCATATATTCTATCACCAGATAATAAATTTAGTGTATATGGTTCGGTTTTAAGGATATGAGATTCGGAACCAATAGATGGCCATGGGATTCCCTCAAATGATACTGAACCACTTGATTTAATTGAACCTGTAATTTCTTGGTTACCGATAAAAATATTAGAACCAGTAGTTGCAATAGTTTCAATGTTATTAGTTTGAGTTACATCAATCTGAGATGAACCACTAACTAAAGTATGAGTTAATGAACCAATTTCCTCATATCTTAAATCTAATGAAGAAGTTACTTGTTCTGAACCAGATACTACGTTATCACCATTCGTGTTTAAGAATTCATTATCCAATGATGCCGAGAATATTTCTTGTGCTTCTAATCGTGAATCTACCGAAGATGAGAAATCTCCTTCAATAAAATCCAATCGTGAATCTACCGAAGATGAGAAAGTTGTTTCTATCGTATCTAATCGATTATCTACTGAACTTGAAAAGGTAGTAAAGTTTTCGTTAGAAGATGAAAGAATACCACTACCATTAAGTATTTGAGATGAACCTGATATTACATTATCAAGATTCATTTTATCTTTTACATTGGAATCAAAGTTAGTAATTGAATCTGCGTTTACTTGAGATGAACCACTTACAATTCCACTTGGTATGTTAGAAATTAGTGGGTATGAAATTTGTGAAGAACCACTAACTAATGTTGGTTTGTTTAATACATTAAGATATTCTACATCAACTGCAGTTACGTTTTCTAACTCAGAACCATCACCTTTGAAACCAACAGATGAAGATACTTTCGTATTTAATTCAAATACTTGCTCTGTATGATTCCATACAATTGATTTGTTTGCACCATCAATGATAATACCTGCACCATCTGCTTCTGCTGATGTTGTTGAACCACTTGCTATTGTTAGAGTTTTATCTTCAATAAAGGTTTCAGTAGTATTCAAAGATGTTTGAGTTCCTTGAACAGTTAAGTTTCCTAATACAATTAAATCAGTACCACTTACATCAATTGAAGTTTTAAGTGATGAAGTATATGCATGTATCTGTGTAAGTTGGTCATCTACCGAAGTTGAGAAAGTTGTTTCTATCTCATCTAATCTCAAATCTACCGAAGTTGAGAAAGTTGTTTCAATTATATTAACTCTATCATCAATTGAAGATGAGAAAGTTGTAAAGTTTTCGTTTGAAGAAGAAAGTATTCCACTTCCATTTGTAAATTGAGTTGAACCACTAATTAAAGTATGAGTAGCAGATGCCTTTTCTTCATATCTTAAATCTAATGAAGAAGTTACTTGGTCTGAACCACTTATAACATTATCACCATTGATTTCTAAATATCTTAAATCTAATGAAGAAGTTACTTGGTCTGAACCACTTATAACATTATCACCATTGGTATTTAGGAATGTACTATCTAATGATTCTGAAAATAATTCTTGTGCAGTTAATCTTGAATCTACTGAAGAACTAAAAGTTGTTTCTAAAGTATCAATTCTACTTTCAAAATCAACATCGGTTTCGGTTAATGATGCAGATAAAGAAGAAGTTGCATCATTCAATTCTGTTTCAGTTACAAAAGTATTATCCAATGAGGATGAGAATGATTCTAATAAATCAATTCTATCTTCGTGGTCTGAACCTGTTAATTCTAAATCAACTACTCTACTTTCGTGGTTAGATGTAGTAAAAAATAATTCAGTTATATTTGTTTCATTCAAAGAACTTGTAAATTCTACCTTATCTAAACGAGTATCTACTGAAGATGAGAATGGAGTAAAGTTTTGTGTATCATTTAAATCAACTTGTGAAGAACCACTAACTAATGTATGCGTTGAAGAAGCAATTTCTTCATAAGTTACATCAAGCGATGCGGTAAACGTTTCTATATTATCCAAACGAACATCTTGTTCATCATTGGTAATAGTAATAGACGCAGATAAAGATTGAGTTGCAGTATTTAACTCATCTTCGGTTGCATATATACTATCTAATGAAGAACTAAATCCTTCTAACTGAAACAATCTCATATCTACTGAAGATGAGAATGGAGTAAAGTTTTGTGTGTTATTTACATTAATTTGAGAAGAACCACTAACTACATTATCACCATTAATTTCAAGGAATATATTATAATCAGTTATTTGTTGAGAAGAAGAAAGAATACCACTACCACCAACCATTAAGTTTTCAATAGAAGCAGATACTACATGTAAATTATTATACCTAAAACTAGTTGAACCCAAATCATATAATGCATCAGTATCTGGTACTAAAGAACCACTTAAAGATGCATTTACTATAATCTCATCAGTCGAATCACCATCTCCAAGATAAATACTACCACCAAGGGTCACATTACCACTAATATTGGCATTACCACTTAGTGATAAGTTAGATGCGGTGATATCACCGCTAAATGAAATACTACCCGAGTTTTCACCTATTTTTACTAATGTTATATTTGTTAAAGATGTACCTACTTCTAGTGTAGTATCGCTTTGGTTAAAAAATAACTCAGATTCTACAAGGGTGGGAGTAGATGTACCTCTCCTTAATTTTAATATTGCTGCCATTAAATTCTTCCTAATTAATTACATATAAATATAAATGTATTGAAATTGTGGTTCCAAAAATCACATTACCACTTATATAAGTATAGAATAACTAAAAGATATAAAAAAACCCCCACATTTCTGTGAGGGTTTAGTATTAAAAAGTATATTCTAATTAGAATGTACCACCATCGAGTTCGTTAGAAGCAACGAATGATGAACCATTCCATTGAATTACATCACCAGCGTTAGAAGGTGCGATTGCAGTTAATTGTTTGTTAGCATCTGCATATAAGAATGAAGAAGCAGTTAAACCATCAACGATAACATCACCACTAAACGTAGCATCAGTACCATCATCAGTTAATACGGAATCAACTAACAATCCATTAGCATCAGCTTTAAGAACTGTGTTAGCAGTTGGAGCAGCGTTTAATCTTGCAAGTTCTTTTTCAGAACCTAAAGGACCAGCTGTCCAAACATCGTTTGTACCATTCCATACTAATGAACCACTTGCAGTGTTTGGTGCAGTTGAATCAGTAACTAATAAACCAGCTGTGTCTTGTGCACCACCATAGTTAAGTTCGATTACATTATCACCAATTTGTACAGTAGTTGAATCAACAGTTGTAGTTGTACCTAATACTGAAAGGTTTCCAGTAATAGTTGCATTTCCACCAACCGTTAAATCATTAGTAGTTGTTAAATCGTTTCCGATTGTTACATCATTAGGTAAACCTACTTGGTAAGTAACTCCACCACCTAAAGCTTGAGAAGTTGTTCCAGTAATCTCTACTTCGTTAGCAGTTCCACTAACAGAAATAGTTGTATTACCTTGTACTGCAGTTCCAGCAGTTGAACCATAATCTACTTCAATAGTGTTATCACCATCATTTAAAGATACACCAGTTCCAACAACATCAGCGTTTAAGTTAGTAGCTCTTACACCACCATCTTTAATACTAACTGCACCACTTGTTACTGAGAAATCATCTCCTATGAAAGAAGCGATACCTTTAGCAGATGTAGAAGCATCAGAAGCATTAATTGTAACTGTGTTATCAGTTACTGCAACATCAATTGCAGTTCCACCAGCGAAAGTTAAATCGTCATTAAGTAAAGATATAGTATCATTACCAGTTGAACCTGAAATTCTTAAATCAGATACAAGACCAGTTAATCCTGAACCATCACCACTAAATGAACCTGTGAAAGTTGAAGTACCTGCCTCATCACCAAAGTTATCACCACTTACTCTACCAGTACCGAAATCAGTAGCTTGGTCAGAAAGTAAAGAAACAACTTGAGAAGAACCAGATACAACACCACCTTTAAGTTCAGCAGATACAACACCATTAGAAACAGTCATTTCAACGTTTGCAGTTGCAGCAGAAGAAGAAACTATGTTGTTAGTTGCGTTTACAGTACCATTAGTAGTACCGAAGAAGTTAGTTGCGTGTACTTCAGCCAATTTCTTAGTAGCAGAACCTAAATCAATAGAATCGTTTACTGAAGGAATCATATCAGAAGTAATCTCACCACCGAATGCGATAGTATCAGAAGTTGCATCACCAATAGTAATGTTTCCACCTAATGTAAGGTTACCATCAATCTTAGCGTTTCCAGTAATATCTAAAGAAGAACCAGAGATACCACCCAAATTAACATCTTCAGAATCTAAATAAGATACAATTTGAGAAGAACCAGAAGCAATTCCTCTACCAGTTGTTTCAAAGTTAGCATCCAATGAAGATGAGAATGATTCTAAATCATCTAATCTACCATCTTGAACATCTTGGTCTGATTGGATTGAACCAGTTTCAGCTTCTAAAGCAGATAATCTACCATCTTGTACTGATTGTGCTGCGTTTGAAGCTGTAGCAAATGCTGCAAATGCTTCATCGTTAGTTGTATCTACTTGATTAATCAATGATACGATTTCAGCAAATGAATCTTTATCAGCATCAGCAGATAATAAGATTGCATCTAATTTAGATTCGTGGTCAGAAGCCGTTGCAAATAATTCAGTATCATTTGATTCAGCAGATGCAGAGAATACTTCTAAAGAAGATAATCTACCATCAATGTTTGAACCTTCACCAACTGCAGATTCTAATGCAGAAGTACGAGAATCAACTGAAGATGAATAAGTAGTAAATCCACTTACATCACCAAGTTGTACTTGTTCTGAACCAGAGATAACTCCGTCAGCATCTAACTTTAATTTTACTCTTGCATCAGTAAAGTAAAGGTTAGAACCTTCAGCAATTTCATCGGTAGTTAATGCATCGATTGTAGAATCCAATGCAGCAGAAACTGCAGATAATTCAGCATCAGTTGCAAAACCATCACCTAATGAAGATGAGAAAGTTTCTAAATTATCTAATCTTACATCTTGTGCATCATCAGTTGCTTTTAATGAAGAAGAGAATGCAGAGAAACCAGTTGTATCTCCAATTGTAATTTGAGAAGAACCAGATACTACTGAATCTCCATCAACTTGTAAGAATCCTAATCCATCAATCTGTGCTGATGAAGAAACGATACCAGTTCCACCCGTGTTTGCGGTTGCTTGTATTTCTACGTTACCACCCTTTTTAAGGATGTAATATTTATTTTCTGAGGTATTATAAAATGGAATACCATCAACAGATGTATCATAAGAAGTTCCAGTTAAATCTGGTGTTGTTGTTCCGGTTAATATTTTATTTGATGGTGTTACTTCTCCACCTTCAATACCAACGAATAATAGACCAGTGTCTATTGCTCCAGCCGAAGAACCTGTTACTACAAGTAATTCCGCTTTTCTTTTGGTAGCAGATGCAACACTTTCCAAGACCCCTTTTCTGTGTCTAATAATTTGTGCCATGTTTTTTTCCTATTTTGTTTTTAAAATTAGTCTTACGAAAACCTTGATTATTTCGGAGTCATCTGCCCCATTATAAAAACCACTATGTAGTGATTTATCTTATATAAGTATAAAACTTATTTTATTTATTATATATCTCCACCATCTAAAGTGGTAACTATTACAACTTTTTCTACACCATCTTCAAAGTGTGCCGAACCAGTATTAATAGATACCGTATCTGCTGATACTGTGATACCATCACCCTCTCCAATATTTAAAGTTGCAGTACCACTAAAAGTAGTACCAGTTAAACCACTTCCAGCAATTACTGCCGTGATATCACCCACTCCACCAGTTCCACCAGGAAAGTTGAATTCATTCCAGGTTACAGAATCAGTAAATGAAAAAGGAGGATTTGCATATGTTACCGTTGCTTTGTACAAAGATTCAGCGTCCTGTACCCAAACAATTTGATTGTTAGATATAAGAGATACAGGCTGAGCTATCATTTGTTCATAGGTATCATATACCTTAAACGCACCTCTGATTGCATCTACATCTGCTAAAGGTATACCCGATGCTGATGCTGCTGAACTTAATACTAATTTTGAACTAAACGCTGGCATATTATTTTATTCTCCTTATTATACTATAAATATATTAAACTCCACCAGAACCACTTGCTGAATTAAGTGCAAAGTTTACTGATGTTCCTGGTGCTACCGCTCCAATGGTTGAAATTACATAATAGTTTGATGTACCATTTACATTACTACCCAATGTTACCGAATATATTGTTGATGGTTCAATAGTGTTAAGTCCATCAGGAGTTCCACCATTTAATCCAACTTCAAGAACATATCTACCAAGTGTATTATCACCATATCCATCTGTCATAGAAGTTGGTACTCCATTCATTCCTAAATCAGATGGTATTATAATTGCAAGTGCATTTGAATTGGTATGTGAAATATCACCCATAGCTTGTAGTACCGAATGAACATCCGAACCATTACCACTTGCAACTAAAGTTGCAGTTTTAGTACCACCCCAATCATATGTAAATGAAGAATCACCCAATGTACCATCTTCAATTTGTTCCAAGAACCCATATCCATCATATGTAGTTACATTAGCAGGAGTAGAACCATCAATTGATTCTATACCTAAATTAAATAATATATTATTTGCTTGGTGACCTACGTTGTAAACATAAACAGTTCCACCCGAAACTACCTCATCAACTATAATTGATTTGTTAGATAAAGTTGAAGTTTCACCATAGTTATCCGTAGCAGTTATATCGATTGAATAGGTATCAGCGGTTAACGAACCCGTAGGTTGTACTTGCCACGATGATGATACCGAGTTTTGAGGAACTGCGATAAACATACCACCATCCGTTCCACCAAGGGTTACGTTATATGGTGAGTTGGATTCTGTATCTGAAATTGTAATTACACCCGCGTTAGAATTTGAAGTAGCATCATCGGTATCATAATTTGAAGTAGCTACAAAGGTTACTGAAGGTGCATTGTTAGCAAAAACATTTGCAGTTACTGAACCACTACCGATATTTCCATATTGGTCTTGGAAAGTAATCAAAGTTTCAATAGTATCACCACTTTGTGTAGTAGAACCACTCAAATCAACACCAAGGGTCATATTACCACTTGAATTAATTAATATTGCTGGATTAGAAGAACTAAATGATTGTACACTCTGTCCTCCTGCCGATGGTGAGTATGTAACACCTACTTGTGCAACATTTCCTGCACCAAAACCAGTAGCATCTCTAAATACATAATTACTAAAAGCAGATTCTATAACATAAATTGTAGTATCTCCATTCAATTCACCATTAGATGATTCTGTAATAGTAAATGAATGAGATTCGGTATTAGAACGGAATCCATGTACATCTTCAATTGTTGTACCAATAGTATATGTTGTTGAACCACTTAAATTAGAGTTAGCAGTTACTAAATATGAATTACCACTTTTAGTTGTGGTTAATTGACCACTTGTATCTGTGAATTGGAACGAATCATGATTGATTGAATCACTTTCAGTATCACTAAAAGAAATTGTTACCAAAGTTCCACCACCTAATTTAGCATTATTGGTATTTAAGTTACTTGTCGAGTTAGTAAATACAATATCAGGTGCGTTATTTTGAGTTACATTAACTGAAATATCATCTGTACTACTATTTCCATATTGGTCTACCCAACTAATTGTACTTGTAATAACATCACCACTTACATTTCCACTACCACTAATTGGAGAACCAACAGATAATAAACCAGTTGATGCAATCGAGATAAGTGGGTTAGATGAAGTAAAGTTTTGTGCAACTTGAGTACCATAGTTTGGTGAGTAAGAAACACTTACCCCACCTTGAGCTCCACTTCTACCATTTGAACCTAAATAAATTTGACCAGATGTTGCTGATTCGATTACGTATAAAGTTCCAGTTGTTGATAAAGTTCCACTACTTGCTTGTAAAATCTCAATACTTCTACTACTATATGTACGTGAAGCATTATTTTTATCAGTTACAACTATATCATAAGTGAAAGTACCAGCAGTTAAATTATCAACTGATTGGATTTCCCACGAAGATGAAGCTGCGTTGGTTGGTACTACTCTAAATGCATCAGAACTATCACCACTTATTGTTACCACATATGGAGAATCATCAACGGTATCGGTTATAGAAATTGTTTCGATTATCGTACCATCAGCGGTTAAGTTGGTATTTAAATTACTTGTCTGAGTACTAAAGGTTGCAGTTGGTGCATAAGATGGGAAGAACATTTCATTTAAGAAATCTTGTATCGAACCACTTGTGCCTGCGTTATAGGATTGTGAGAATAAATCTCCTAATAAAGTATTGGTTACTTCTCGGTTACCATCAAATGAAGTATCACCATCACTACCAATAGAAGTTATTACATAATCACCACTCGATGAATTGATTGTAATACCAGTACCTGGTAAAATAGAACCACTCAATACATCAGTTCCATCCAATGTTCTTAATACTGAACCACTAACTAAGTCAGATGGTAATTCAGTTAAGTAAGATGAAGTTTGTGCAGATAATCCATCTATTTCAGTTTGTACCGAAGAAGTGAATTGATTTAAATGAGATATATCAGTATGAGAACCACTAAGAATACCACTTCCACCCAAAATTTGGTCTGAAGATGATACTAATCCACTTGGTAAGGTTACATTACTACCCGTTGGTATAGTAATAGTATTACCATCGGATATTGTTAATTGGTCACCAACAATAGTAAGAGTTTGGTTATCGGTTTCAGATGTTAGGTATGAACCAGTTTGGGATTCTAATTCAGATAATCTACTTTCAGCCGATTGAGTAAACTGATTTAGATTACTAATATTAACATGGTCACCAATATTACTAATTCTTGTATCGAAAGATGCTGAATCAGTTAAGTATGATGAAGTAAAATCGTTTAGAGATGATATATCAGTACGTGAACCACTTAGGATACCACTACCACCTAATACTTGTTCGGATGAGGATACCAATCCACTTGGTAAAGATTCTACATAAGAACCACTTACTAATCCACTTGGAATATCTGTTAGTTCATTCCACGAAGAAACACCACCACTTGAACCAGTCGGTATGGTAATTGTATTACCATCTGAAATAGTAAGTTGGTCACCTACAATGGTTAATGTTTGTGAATCTGTTTCAGATGTTATAAAAGTTGAAGATGATAAGATTAATTCATCAACTTGAGATTGTATAGATGAGGTAAATTGGTTTAAATGAGTTATATCAGTTTTAGAACCCGATAATACATTGGTACCATCAAGTGTTCTTAATACTGAACCACTAACTATCTCACTTCCACCAAGAATTTGTATGGAAGATGATACTAAACCAGTTGGTACACCAGTAAGTTCACTAAAATCAGTAGTTCCTACTTCAATATTAGATAGTGAAGAACTTAAACTTGTTATTTGAGTTTGTAATGAAGAAGTAGTTTGTTCAAAACGTTGAATTACTAAATCATTCGAAGCAGTATAGGCATTTATTTGTAAAATACTGGCAGCATCGGATATACCATCATCAACTCCATCACCACCAGTATTGGTAAAGGTGTAAGTATCCCCAACTTGAGTAATAGTTATTCCACTACCACCTACAAAATTAGGAGTTCCTTCAATATCACCATACTTTACACCAACAATCCGTGATGCAGAAATTATAGATGCGGAGATGTCACCAGTTACTAGAAAATCACCTTGAATGACCGAGGCGGTTACAATTCCCTCTATTTGTTTTGATTGAATTAATGTTGCCATTTATTACCTACTCACTATTTTTCCTTTTACCATAAAATCAGTTTTTACTATATCACGAGGACGTAGTGTAATTGATTGAGTAAAAGTTATTACTATATTATTTCCTACCTCTGTAACCACATACATATCAGATGTTTTCTTTACTCCCATCAAGTAAACATCAATATAATCTGATAAATTATCAACCTTGATATCCTCAAAAACAAATTTCTTGTTTATAAGATTTAAGGTAAATAACGTTTGATTAAGAGAAATAGATTCCGGTACCAAAGTATAAATCCACGAATCTTCGATTACCTCATTTACCAAATTTTTAAATCTCTGTTTATCATTGAAGGGTGTTATGATACTTGGTTTAACTTTACTCATACTAAATCAATATCTCCCTCTAATTTTATATCATCAGTTAATTGTAAATCATATGCCCCTACAAAGTTAGCTTTTATGAATTTTATATGAAAATCCTTACCACTTTGTTCGAAAATATAATCTTTCTCTAAAATATACTGACCATTTATAAATATATCAAATCTTGCGTGTTCGTTTCGAAATGGTCTTAATTTTACATCCAAATCTTTCATCTTCCCATTCTCAATTTTCCATATCCAATATAAAGGATGGGACATATTATGTGGTGTCAACTGATATTCGTCTGGTTCGTGAACTTGTTTTAGTAATTTTTGTAAATCCTTTATCATAGTTCAATAAACTTTCCAGTTACCCCTATTTCATCAGTATTCTCAAGAACATAACCAAGAGTAGTAGTACTTGATGGTGAAGCAGTATCAAAAACAAATGTTATTTCTTTAGTTGTATAATCATAAGAATAAGTGTAAATACCATTTCGAATAAATACTCCATTAATATACACTCTGAACCAATCATTGGTATCAAACGAACCTTGAAGTTCAGGTGGGAGTTTTGGTAATTCTACATTTGTTAATTTTACAGTTTCACTATCAATAAACTCTGCTTGTTTAGAACCACGAATAGACATAAAATCAATTACATCCGAGTATTCGTTGTACATTTTTTGAGTTTGTGCAGATTGATTACCCAATCCACTAGTTAAATCAGTTTCCATACCCCAAACTACTTTTTTCGGTGATAGGGATTTTATATGAGTTAATTCATTATCAAATTTTTCGGGTAAAAGATATGCATTTACTACCATAGTAAAAGTAGTACGAACAATTCTCTGAGAACCTTCACCAACTTCGGTAGTATTATCAAAAGAATCAATACGAACTCTAAATTTGAATCCACTTTTATCTCCCCAATACTCATCAGTTGCATATTGGAATGCCTCAACTATTTCATTCATATGTTCTGTAAAATCAGTCCATATCATTACCTCATAACTAACTGTTACGTAATCGGGCATTGTTATATTATAGTGTTCAACCGGCCTTTGAGTGTTGAACATTGCAGAAAATCTATCGTATTTATGTTTTTTTGAGAATTTGGTAACAGTTGGGTAAAAAACATGACGATTCATGGAAGAAGCCATCTGGTCATCACGAACAACTGAATTTCTCTTGAACATAATAAGAGGGATTTGAATTTGTCCTTGTTTATCACGAAGATATCCATCTTTTCTAACCGCTTTCCAACGTTCAGGGTTACCATACATGACAGGAACCTTAGTTTTCTCTCTAAACACCTCTACGGTGGGTACAACAGTATCAATCATGTGTTCGGCTATTGCCAAATCCACATCATATAAACGAACACCTCTACCTTTTTCAATAGGTTCTCGTTTTATCTGTTCTCCACGATTGATATTCGTATTTTTTAGTGGGTCTACTGCCATTAGTATGTCCTATCTTCTATTTGTACTTGAGATTTTCTTACTTTTACTGCCGTTGCGATTAAGTTCATTCGGGCATCTTCAAAAGTATTAGTTTCTTTGTTGTATATTTCAGTTGAACCACCAATTAACTGAGAAGTTCTAACATTATCGATTTCATAATATGAACCATCGAATAAAATAACATCACCAATCTCCGGATATCCATATTGTGAGTTTTGAATTGCATCCGCCGGTATCAAAGTACCATTCATATCTCGTAATTTTGGAAGAGTTTCAGTTCTTAATCTTTGTCTATTGAATCTGAACTCTACTAATTGAGATTTATCTGCACCAAATCCTTCGTAAACTACATTTTGAGGTTCTCTATCTACAATTGTCATTAGAGTAGCAGGTGCATGCCAGACCTTACCAAGTGATTCTCCATATAAATTGGTTTTTGTTTCACCAACTGATACTTTGAATAGAACCACTGCTTGTTCTACCACATAATCAACCACTTCTTCAGCGATTGTTTTGATGAAATCCAAATCTTTTGCATTGAAAAACTTTGGCATATTCTTATCCTACGTATATTGCTAATGGAACCTTGTTCATCACCGATTGTTGTTGGTCAACCATCGCTGCTTCGTTTTCCATTCTTGTTTTTTTACTTACTTCGTTGAGGTTCTCTCTTAATTGTTCTATTAAGTTATCCTTTTCTGTTTGTGCTTCTGCTCTTAAAGCTGCACCATCTAAAGAAACATCTGAACCTGGAATTGGAACTGTGGAATACTTTTCTCTAACTGCACCCAACATTTCTTTTGAAAGGGCAAGAGTGTATTTTCTAATCCATTGTTTACCAACATCGTTGATATTCGTATATTGTGCAAAGTTGTATCCAATATTTGAATAATCAGATACTACATTTGGTAAAATAACTGCTCCAGCTTCTCTTACATCTTTTTTAACCATGTATTCAAAATACATTTTAAAATTAGAAGTTGGTAAAGGGAAAATCTGAAGTTTGTTATTTACTATATTAAAGGTATGAGCAGATTTTCTCATCTGGTCATTGAATTCAATTTGTTGGATTCTTAATAAATCTTCGTAAATTGGCATTAAAATAAATTGTGCAGCTGGTGAGAATGAACCAAACCCAAATTCATCAATTAAGTTTAACGTCCCTTGTCCACTTACCGAATAAGGGTCAAAGAAACGTTGTATAGCGGGAGTTGCTTCGTAAAATACAGTTGTAATATCCAATCTCTCACCACTTTCACTTACATCTGCCCAAAGAGTTTGTAAATCGTATTCTTGTTGTCCGGAGATTACATCAACACTACCTTTTTTAATATCAGTTCTACCACCTACATTTGCCAATGAACCATATTGCTCTGATATGGCAATGATATTGTTTAACTCCGAACCATTTACCGATTGGTGAGTGTAGTTTGTTCCAGTCGGTTGTCCCTCCAAGGAACCTAAGTTATTTCTTATGTTGAATTGGTTTACTTGTGCAGAATACTCTGAAACTGCTTCTTCAAATACTGCGAAGAAGTTTTGTTCTTCTAATTCTACATCAATGATAGGATAACCTAATCGTTGTGCACACCACGATGCCACTTTCGGTGCGTCTGATTGGAAGATTAAATCCGAATCATAAATACCAAAGGGAGTGGAAGAACCAGAAGTGAATGTTGATGAACCTGTCCAAATACGAGCTTGAGACATATATTACTCTCCTTATTATACAATTATACTACTATAAATATAAGATTAAGAAAAAGGAGAGAATCCGACATAAAAAAAGGGAACCAAAGTTCCCTTTAACTTTTTATTATTTTAATACAACAAATGGATATGCGTGGTAATCTGCGTTCAGTTGAATATATTTTTCACTAACTATAAAATCCTCTGATAATGGGTGATGATTATAATTAATGTAATCAGCTTGGTCAATTTCTTTAGTTACCCATTCACCATCTACATATTCATGGATACCATATTTACCCGATGCTACTAATTCAGAATTTTTAGCATCATCTATAAATGATTGAAATGCTTCTTGTTTTAATTCTATTATTGGATTGATAGTTGTTTCTTCCATAATTTTATTCTCCTATTTAATATAAATATAAAGTAAAATAACGAACGAATAAAATTAGTTTAAATAAATTACTTTAAATAATCCGGTCCATAAAAATTCCACCTATCGGTTTCGTTGAAGATATTACCTCTACTATGTTTAGCAGGAGTTCTCCAATTGGCTGGTTTTAGTAAATCTCCCTTGGTAATTGGAGAACCTTGAATAGAACCTTCTACCATTGAGATAAATCCCCATACGGTGGTACCATCCATTAGTTTAATATACTTTTTACCCTTTTCAACTTGAAGTGGTTCGTATTGTTTATAAGAAAAGTTCTTATTCCAATAATCTTTTCTTTCTTCGTTTACTTTGTTTAACCAAATTTGAAATTTACTTGTCATATCTTGTAGTTTTAAATCTTATTACATAGTAAATATACAATATATTTTCATATTTACCAAATTTCAAATGTTAAAGTTTTGTTAAAAGTTAGACATAAAAAGAGGGAAACCTTTCGGAATCCCTCTAATTTATTGATACTCTAAAGAATATCTAAGTTTTAAACTTAATTAACGAATTATACGTTAGCTAAATCTTTAACATAGATTTTTCCGTAGAATTCTGGTCTAACCATTTTCTTAGCGTATCTTGTCATTACCCCTCTACGTGGTGTAAAGTTTGTTGGGTCATAAACAAGTGGCGTCATGATTAATGGAACATAAGGAGCATAAACTGCACCAGTTTCCAAGAAGTTAGAACCTTTGAATCCTAATAAGATTTCATTAGAAGTCATGTAAGGGTTTTTGTAAACAGTATATCTGTTTGCAATAGCACCAACAGTTGTTACACCAGCTGCGAAAGACATTGCATCTTTATCAGCAGATACTGTAAATCCTGGAATAGATTCTAAGATTGTACATACATCAGGAGAAGCAACTACGAAGTTAGCTCCACCTCTTAATGTTAATTGGTGAATTTTGTTAGAAACTTTGTTCAATTTAGTTCCTAAAGTTTGGAACCAAGAGTTTTTGTTGTATGCAGCAGCAGAACCACCAGCTACCCAAGCACCAGTTGCAGAGTTGTACTCCTCACCTAAAGTTACCGACCAGTACTCAGTTGTTAAAGCGTTAGCTTTTAACATATCTAAGATTTCTAAGTCAATCTCTAATGAGATGTACTCAGATAACATAGAAGTTAATTCAGCTTCAGCATCAATTGAGTGGTAAGCATTTAAGTCTTGTGCCAACTCAGGAGTCCACACAGCCTTTAGTTTTCTTGTCTTAGCAACAATTGCCTCAGACTTCAATTCTAAGTCTACTTCTGGAATATCCAAAGCAGTACCAGAAGGAGATGAACCTCCCATTACTGGACTCTTATCTTCGAAATCACCTCGTGTGATATCAGTTGGTTGTTTAGAGTAAGAAATAGAATCTACTGCAGCGATTGTACCAGTTTGAGATACAAAGAATACGAAGTTAGCTCCAGATACTTTAGAGTGTGCTGGGTAGAAATCATCAATTGCAGTATCTGCAAGTACGAATGAACGAACTGCATCTAAATCAGCTCCTTCTAATCCAGATTGAGCTACGATAATTTTAGCTAAAGAACCATCCGCAACAGATGCAGATAATGCTGAATCATATCCTACTTCATCCCATGAAGCAGAAGCTTGAGAGATAACAGTTACGTCAGCAGCAGATACATCATTTACTGTGTATCCAAATCTACCTTCACCATATAAACCATTTACGGCAGAGTCAGTTGAACCCAAATCATTTCCAGTACCACCGAAAAGTGATTTAGTATCGAAAGCTGGGTTACCTGCTTGAGCAGTTCCATACTTGAAATCAAGATAGAAAATAAGTCCTGATGGTAAGTTCATTGGTTGTACAGAAACGAATTCTTTCGATGCAATTTCACCGAAAATTCTTCTTACCAATGGTAATGCAACACCACTCCACTCTTCTGAACCTGCAGAAGTTCCAGTTGCTGTTGCTTCATCTAATAATTGTTTTGCTTGGTTCTCTAAAAGAACACTAATTTGAGATTGCTCTCTTTCTTTTAAACCTTCAAGAAGTCCAGTTTGTTCCCATTTGCTTCTCAACTCGCGAGTTTCAGCCAACATTACTTGTTGTGGGTTCTTTCCTTCCATAAGTTTAGATAAATCAAAATTTGCCATTTTTATTTTTCCTTTGTTATGTTTTTGTTAATTACTTAATGTTTGCCAATTGCTTGAATCTATCAGCCATCGTGTTAGTTGATTCAGTAATTACTTCTTTTTTAGGAGCAGTACTAGCAACTGGTTTAGATGCGAATGATTCAGTTAATTTAGCAGTTTGTTTTTGTTTTTTCGTAGTTCCAGTAAATTTGAATGATTCAGCTAATGTACTGAATACCAATTTTACTTCTCTTACGTTACTAGTTCTGTCTAACGTTTCAACAACTTTCATTTTTTGTTCGTTTGTCAATTCGTAAGAACGGAATAGTTTGTTTGTGTAAAGAAGTTTTGCATTTAACAAGTTAACTTCGTTGATAGTAGATTTCAATTCTTTGATAGTAGACATTGCTTCACTAAGTTCAGCTTTTGCTTCTTCCAATTCATTAGATTCTTCTACTGCTTCTTCAACTTCCTCTTCTGATTCATCTTCTTCCCCATATCCCATCTCTCTCAAGATTTCGTCTAAGTCGATTTCTTCATCATCAGATTCTTCGTCTCCTTCAGAATAAGTTTCTTCCATTTCTTCGGATTCTTCTTCTTCATCGTGCATTTCTTCTTCGTGTCCATCAACGACATCTTTAGCGATATCTTCAACTTCTTCTTCTTCCTCATCATCAAGCTCTTCTTCAAGTTCTCTGATGATTGATTCAAGGTCGAGTTCTTCTTCATCTTCTTCACCTTCGTGATAAGATTCTTCCATTTCCTCTTCCTCACCTTCGGTTACTTCTTCTGCTTCTTCAGATACAGTTTCAGTTGATTCCTCAACTTCTTCTTTATCATCATCAGAATCTTCACCTTCAGATACTTTTGCTTTTTCTACTTCATCTGGTTCCATACCAACTTCTGCAGTTTCAACATCTGTGTCTGGGTTTGTTTTTGCCACATCAGATGAATTGTTCACCTTGTCTTGTGGTTGTTTGTTGTCACCATCGATTTTTGATGAATCCGCATCAGAAGTATCTTCTACTCCATACTCTTCATTTACATCTTCTTCGTGCTCATCACCTTCTTCCATTTCTTGTTGAAGTTTCTGAGATAAGATAGATTGTAAACGTGGAGTAAATGCTTCTTCAAGAGCAATCTTAGCATTTGCAATAGCAGTTTCTCTAACAGCTTTAGCATCAGCGATGGCTTCTTTTAACAAATTTGAATTTGCCATAATTTACCTTTCGATTTTTTTTGTTCTGAAAATATTAGGGATTTTCAATGTAGATTAAGTTAAATCGGTTTTTTGGTGACCTCACATATAAGATTCGTGGGTATTCATTAACCAATAAGTAAAACCCACATTTGAGTGGGTTATTAGTATATAAGTATATTAAATAAAAATAAAAACTATATTTTTCTATATAAATTATTAGATTCTATATAGTTGTATAATTCATCTGCCCATAGTTTATGACCATGTTCATTTGGATGTAACATATTATAATCAGTATTTGATTTATTAGACCATTGACCATTTTTAACCAAATAACCATGAAAAGAATGAATATCTTTATCTTTATTCATAAATTTTATAGGATTAATCATATCCCAAATTTCACGTTCAGATGAACCATTATAATATTTAGTATCTATGGTATCGGATGAACCATGAAAAGAATTATTCCATAAATTTACATATGGTGTATCTTTCCACGTATTTATTTTATAATAATCAATTTGTGGTTGATAAAAGGACTGGAATATTAAGTATTGTATATTATACGATTCTAATAGAGTTTGTAAGTATAATAATTGATTTACATATCTGTTTAGGAATTCTTCTTCATTCCAAAAATATGATACGTATGATTTTACAAAATCATTTACACCTTCTTGATTATAGTTATGTTCCCATGCTGGCCATAATGTTATCCAACCTGAATTACTTTTTTTATTTTTATAGTAAAAATCTCTACGTTCAGGTGAGGTTAACCCAATTACAACAAATATATCACTTAAATCTTTATTTTTAGAAATATATTCTTTTGTTAAATAATTTATAAGATTTCGTATTGCTTTATCATTAGATGCAGCTACAAATGATAAGTTTTTACAAGAATCAAATCCTAATTTTTTAGATAGTAAAGTTGGCCAAATACGTGAAATCCTATACTCATCATTTCTTTCATCCCAATCAGGTATATCTTTGTATTTAGAAAATAATTCAGGATTTCGGATTTCACTACCAAATGTCCAACTATCACCAGTAACGATGAGTTCTTTCATTTGATTTATTTATTATCCACACGTAAACCATAATTTTCTATGGTTTTTTCTTCTGAGTTAGAAGATTTTTTGAATTTTTGTTTCTTTTCGTTAAAAAGAGTTATAGTATTATCACCATTTTCCCATTTTTCAAACAAAACTTCTTTGTTATTTCTACGTATCGCATCTAACTTTTGTTTTCTACGAGCGGTTTTTGGTTTAGTGTATTCTTTTCTATCTTTTAGTTCTTGAAGATGACCAGAATCCATTCCTCTTCTTTTAAAGATTTTTAAGGCTCTGTTAATATCACCTTTTCTAACTTCTACTCTAACCTTAGTTGTATGTCTTGCCATTATATAATTTTTAATGTAAACTTGATTGTGTATAAATATATATATTTTATTTTTAAAGTATAGTTATATGTTGATTATATTCTGTATAATCTTTATTAAATTCTTTACCTAAATCAAATAATTTATGAAGGAGCTCAAAATTTGAATTAATATTTACTAAATTATCATCATATATACGTTTAATATCATTAATATTCATATTATTGAATTTATTAACTAATTCAACTATTCTATCCTCCGCATTAATATCATTATCATCTATATTAAACAATTCATTTCCAGTCCAAAATCCCATATTTAATAATTCCCGATTTAACCCCTTACATCCCAATATAATCGGTAATGTTTTTGTATGAAATCCTATGAGTGATTTTTCAGTTAGTGCTTTAAAATATCCCAATGTTCTATTATCATCTACGGCAGTTTCTAATATAAATGATATATATGTTTTATCATATTCATTTAATAAAAAATTTGTCTTAGTATATCCATTGTTTTTTATATCAAGTGCACTCATTTGTGGTGATTGTAATATAAATCGTATAATACCACTTGGGTTTTTTATATTTAATTTATTATAAATTTTAAATCTTGATAAGTTATATCGTCTAGATGATATTATATATGGATTTGTTTTTTTAGATACATTTTCATATAAGAATATATGTTTAGCTAAGTTAGAATAATATTCACCAATAACATAATCTGATTTTAAAAAATTAACATCATTTATGAATGAAGTTGAATGTAAGAGAGCTACATTTGTATATGGGTGAGTTGTATCTTTACTATAAGAACTTGTACCGAGATGTAGTTTAAATTTTGAGTTATATTTTTTAATATAATTTAATATTTTATTTATGTTATATTCATATATACATTCTTGTCCTATTGAAATTATACCAATATCAGAAGATTCACAATATTTTTTTATATCATACTCCCACGTTTCTACTCGATTTGATAATTCAAGTTTATAATTGTGTGGGCTGTAAAATAAATCTAACTCAGATTTTATCAGATTTATTGTATTTGTATTTAATTCCAAGTAAACTTATTTAAATTATTATGAACCTTTACCAGTACCCGATTTTCTACCTTTAGTGTGAGTAGAAACATTGATTGGTTTTTTACCTTGCCCTGCAGATTGAGAACCACCTCTACCAGCTTTGTTTTGTGCTGCTCTCTTTCTACGAGTTGCAGACTCTTTTTCTTTTTTACTCATTGAAGCAGCTTTCTTAGCAGGAACACATTTAGCATATCCTCTTTTTTTACCACTTGTTCCACAAGGTGGGTGTTTACCACTCTTATCTTTCTTACCGATATTTACCCACTTGGATTTGAACCAATTACGTAAATCCTCGTTGGTGGTTTCGTCTATAATTTCATCTATGATGGATTGAAGTTTCATCTTATTTTAGCTTTTTTACAAGAGAGTACATATCTAATTTGAATCCAAATCCTGCACCTTTGTAATCATAATCTATATTAACTGGAATACCAAGTTTCTTTTCAAATTTATCAGCGAGAATTTTACCAATTAAATCATTACCTTTAACACCCATAGGAATTGCTCTTTGTAAAACATCCAAATCCTTTGAGGATTTTGCAATTGCAGAAAATCCACTTCCTTTGGTTGGAACAATTGAGAATTGTACGGTGTGGTTCTCTCTACCCATTTTAAAAGTTACCTTCATATTATTTACTTAATAAGAATAGAGCCTCTTGTGCATCGGCAGGGTTTTTAATCTTTGGGTCTTTATACATATCAACACCATATCCACGAAGTGCATTAGAAATGAATAACATGGTTTTAGGATGTCCTACTTTATCTTCCATTTGTTGTAACATATCGTAGAACTTCATTTCGTTCCCTTTATTCATTTTCTCTGCTTTTTTATACTCATCTTTGTGTTTCTTGATGTAAGATGCAGTTGAAGTTTTGTATCCAAATTTAGCTTCGTTTACTGATTCTTTTACATCAACACCCTTTACATTCTTCATTGATTGTTTATCAAGAATCATTGTGTTGTGATTACTTCCTAAACTCTTTGCAAATTTTTCAGCATCTTTTCTATCTTTATATCCAGCTGCTGCAGGTTTACCAAAGACACCTTTCTTTTGGTATAGAACATAGAACATATTAGAATTTCTATCTTCGTTTACTGATAATACATCAACAGATTCTTTAATTCCTCTTTTGGTAATGTTAGAAATCCAACCATTTTTGATAAACCAATCCATAGTGTCATCGAAACTTCTTTTTTGTTTCTTAGCCCACATATTGAAATCAACTTTCTTGTTGAATTGTTTTTGGTTCTTTACGATTGCTTTGATTACTCTTTGTTTGTTGGTATCACCTTTGGATACATCTTTGAAAGAAAGTTTCTTCCAAGTTTTGTAATCAACAAACTCAACCGCATCGTTATCTTTGTAGTATCCAAAGAATAACTTGCCTTTACCATCTGAAAAAATTGTTTTACCTACTACTGATGCCATTTCTATTCTCCTATTAACAGTTTCTCCAACCACCACCTTTTGATTTGTAATTTTTTGCTGCCCAACCATTAGCGTATGCAGATGGATAAACATCAAATTTCTTTTTAGCTGCTGCTTTGGATGCTGCCCATTTACCTTTATCGGTTGGACAACTTTTTTCCATTAGTTTTTCTACTTTCTGACCGAACTCATAAAGTTTAATTTCTTCTTCGTTTAAATCAGATACTTCTTTTAGAGTGGTTACGATGTTTCCATTTTCAGTTCTTTTAGAAACCATTACTGGTTGTTCTGCAATTGTTTCTTCGTTTACAGAATCAGAACATCCTCCACCACATCCACAACCACAATCTTCTTTAGATTCACGAATACCCAATCTTTGTTTCATTTGGTCCTCTGTGATTTCTCCTATTTTGTAGTATCTTGAAAGAATATGTCCCATATCTTCATATAATCCAGCCATTCTTTGGTCTAATGCCTTAGCTTCAAGAGCAACTTTATCGAATTGTTTTCCTAACTTATCTAACTCACTCATGTTTCGTTTAACTGTATGTTTGTCGAACCAATCATCACCTTCGTGGATTGCAAGAGTTCTAGCTGCTTCAGTTATACCACCAAGAGTTTCAGCAATTTCTGCGATGTCAGATTTTCTATCCATCATCTCTTGATACTTGTTGTAAGTAGAAACGATTTCCAAGAAGTGTTTTTTAACTTCGTTAGAAAGAGCTCTTTTCTCTTCACCTTCGTTCATTAGTTGAGTTAGTTTCATTTTGTAATTCCTTTATACTAAATCTTTTAATTTTGTTGATTTACTTTCCTTAATTACTGATTGTAATTTTGATGCCAAATCTTTAAATCCGTTCATCTTCAAATCAAATGCAATTGAATCTAATGCATCTCTACCATCCCAACTAGCTTCGTTAGCAGCAGAGATTCCTAAATCTTCAGCATCATCATCTGGTTCACTATATACTGAATCGTATTTAGCTCGGATAACTTTCATCTTCTCATCGAACTTAGGGTCATCAATTGATGGATAATCTGGTTTCTCAGCCATTTCAGGTTTACCTTCTAAATCAGCAACTAATTGTCTTGCTTCACTATGGAAGTTAGCATCGGTTAATGCAGCAACTGCAGCTTGAGCCATTTTCTTTTTGTATTCATCCTTACCTAATTTAGCAGGAGTGATACCCATTTTCTTAGCTTTGGCACGAACCTTTTTGTTTACTTCTAAATTACCAGCTCTATCACCAGTTGAATCTTTAGCAGGTTCTGATTTAGGTTCTTCTTTTCCACCACCAAATAAAGCAGTTTTTAAATCTTTTACTTTAGAAATTAAAGTATCTTTATCTACACCATGTTCATCTGCCATTACATCTTGCATGAACTTGTTGTTCAAGAATCCATCTAAATCGTTTTCAGATGCAATTTCCGAATCAAAGTTTTTCTTAGCAACTTTTTGTAAATCATCAATAGACAAACCCCCTTTAAAGAAATCTGTCATAGTTTGTGATTTATTGGTGTATTTATCGTAATCAGGTTCTGATGATTTATCTGATTTAGGTTCTTCTTTCGGTTTATCAAAGATGTTCACTTTAGGAACGTCTTTACCGGCAGAGGAATCACCTCCCTTCGCTGCCTTGTCATCAGATGAGATAGGTGTAAACTTATCATTATCATCTTTTTTAAAAGTTTGTGCATTAGGGTCTTTCTCTTTACCCTTCTCTTTGTATTTACCATACCCAATGTGAACGTAATCCGCCTCATTGATTCGTTTTAATGATACTAATCCACCTAATTTTATCATGATTGTAATATTATTTAGTTGTTGTAACTGTTTTGTGTGTGTATAAATCAAGTTTACCATCTTCGGTAATCTTAACTTCGTAATTTGTTTTACGAATATCGTTATGTCCACCTTTAAATGGAGTATCACCCACTTCTTGGGTAATAGTACCAGTAGATATTTTGTTATTCGCTAAGTAATCTTGTATTGAAAATGCCATTTTTATGATATTTCTGTTATTATTTCTCTCATTAAATCTTGAGCCTTACACCACTCATTACAAACTTCTCCTTGAACTCCTTTGTTCACAGATTCGTTCATTGGTGTCATAAATGCTCCGTGGGTTGATGGGTTAGATACAAAATCCCAACCAATCAATTCAAAATCTTCACCTACTTGAACTTTTCCATTATCAGCACCTTTCATTGGAGTTACTGAACCCATACCTCTTGATGATATACCTAATAGGATACCTGCTCTTAGAAGTTCTTTAAGGATATTTCCACTTGGTGTTGGGAGTATCTCTACGGTACCAACTAAATCATCACCATCCCAATGAATCTCTCTTACATTGTGAGATACGTTCTTTAGGTTGATTACCGATGAATCTGGATGGTCTAATTCACCAAGAGCACGTCTTTCTTTAATAAGAGTTTCGTATTTCTTAGCTTCTCTCTCCAAGATTTCTTTTGGGTAGATTCTACCATTTTGGTTTTCTGCGCCAGCTCTTTGTAAGATACCCTTAACGATGGTTCTTCCACCTTCGTCCTCGTTTACCTTTCCTTCAAATAATCTGGTTTCTATTAGTAAGTTACTCATTATGCTCCCCAAGTTTTTCTTTTCTTAAATAAATCAAAAAATATTGCTGAAACTTCGGTACGAATGATATCACGAATCTTTTTTTCGTCCTCACTCGTAATTTCTTCATTAACCATCCCCCACTTAACGTTGGTGATTTCTTCGTTAATTATTTCTAACAATCTTGATTTAGTCATTTTATTTTCCTATTATTTGTGTAAATCATCAAGTGTTGATATAAACTCTTTTTTAGATATCTTACCTTTTTGATAATCCAAAAATGCATCAACCATATATTTTCTAATATCCTTTGATTGAAACTTATATACTCTATCTACAAATGATTTAACTTCTCTTTGACCTTTACCACGAAGATTTCTCTCCATGTGTTCCGCATCTTTCTTACCAAGTTGAGCTTCGTTTACTGATTCATTCTTTTCTTTTTTCTCGATTGCCTTTTTAAGTGCTGGTGGTAATTTCTCTTGAGCTTTAGTTAATTCTTCAACTTGTTCTCTTTTTTCTCCTTTACCTTTCCAAGCAGCATCGATTTTGTTAAAGAAAGCTTTCTTTTCTTCATCAGACATTTGAGGAATAGATTTTCCTGTCTTTTCTAATGCTTTTTTGAAGAAAGTTTGATATTCACTTTCTTCAACCATTACTTCCCTAACTATT